GAAGTAATACTACCTTGGATGGTAGCATTAATAATACCAGCAACGTTAACGTTACCTCCAATATATACATCTTTAGCAATACCAACTCCGCCTGCTACTTGTAATGCTCCATTGGTAGTAGCTGTAGAGTTTGTTGTAGTAGTAATAACCGTAGTTCCACTTACTGTTAACCCAGATAATGTAGTTTGTCCTGATACACCTAATGTTCCACTAACTGTTAACTGAGTAACAGTTGTAATTGTTGCTGTTAAACCGGATAATGTAGTTTGTCCTGATACCCCTAATGTTCCATTAATTGTTTCATTACCAACAACTGTTAACTGAGTAACAGTTGTAATTGTTGCTGTTAAACCTGATAATGTAGTTTGTCCTGATACACCTAATGTTCCACTACTTGTAATGTTGTTAATACCAACAAAGTTTGTAGCTGTCACAGTACCATTTATATATGCACCACCCACTATGTTAAAAATTGCACCAGAATATTGTGTAGTAGTATTGATGTATACTGTACCAGTAGTGTCAATACGCATACGTTCGCTGGTATTTTGTGTAGAGAATGTAATTGGACTCGATGCATCGCCCGAAGCAAATCCTAATTGTCCACTCTGTAAGAATAATGCTCTAGGGCCATCGCCGCCGTTGATACGGAATCCACCCAAATAACTATAACCGCTAACGTATAATGCCCAAGGTTGAGCACCACTCCAAGATGTATTTTGTTGAATACGTACTAGGGATCCAGACCCGTTGTTGGTACCACCATCGCCTGCTGTGGCACCAGTGACATATATATTTCCACCAATGCCTAGGCCGCCAACTATTTGTAGAGCTCCTGTAGTTGTTGAAGTAGATGCTGATGTATTTGTAATTGATACTGCAATATTGGTAGTGGCACCTCTACCAGTTATAGTTTGTAATGTGCTGGTATTCCAGATAGTAATTGCACCGGTAGCTGTGCTGATTGCGGTATCAGTACCTGCAATAATATTAACTGTGCCAGTAGTGCCGTTTAAAGAAGTTACACCAAACGAACCAATGTTGGCAGATGTTAGAACCTGACTACCATTGATGTTCATGTTATTGGCACTGACTGTTCCACCTACCCATAAGTCTCTACCAATACCAACTCCGCCAACCACAATCAATGCACCGGTTGTTGTTGATGTTGCATTGGTGTTGGTAAACATTGTTGTACCTGTACTACCAACTGAAATTTGTCTTAGTCCGGTACCGGCATTATAGTCGCCGCCTGCAAAGAAGTTAATGGTTGCAGTATTGAATGTGGCAAAATCTAAACCAACAGCATTGTCGCCGCCACGAGCAATCCAGCTAGGATTATATCCAGTCGGTGCTCCTGCAAATCTAGAATAGTTAACATTGGCATTATTACCAGTGACATATAGTCCCGGAGCACCGCCTGGGTTAAATTGTATTTGTTGACTAACAGCGGTACTTGGTTGACCAATATAAATTACACCTTGATTCTTTGTAGTAATGCTTATACCAATGTTAGGATCGCCGCCGGCTGATGCTATACTAGGCGCAGATCCACTAGGTGTTCCAGTGACCTGAACATAGTTTATAGAACCCGATCCCAGTGTAGCAGAACCACCTACATATAAATTGCCTTGAATTCCTGCGCCACCGCCAACTACTAGTGAACCGGTAAGTGTTGAAGATGCGGCTACGTTGGCCGCAATGGTTACAACACCAAGGTTAGTAATTCTGATACCTGTTGCAGTTGATGACCAAGGAGCAATGTTTAAAGCACTGGCACTACCTTGAGATGCGCCACGGAAGTAAATTAAGCTGTCGCCTACTACTGTACTTGGATTATAAGAACCAGAACCTGCATATGAAATAAAATTCATACTGGTACTGCCGTTGACAACGGTTAAATCAGAACTAACACTTGGAGTATTTGCAGGGTTAACTGCAACCAGTTGGCTTGCATAAACTGAACCACCTGCAGAAATACCACCAGTTACTTGTAAAGCACCGGTACTGGTTGATGTGGCATTAGTGGTAGTGCTGATATGTAGTTGGCCGCCGTTATCAAACCAACTACGATAACTTAATGAACCAGAATAAAAATTAATGTTGCCGCTTGGGCCACCATAAACGTTAACATCGTTCCAAAATGACGATCCAGAAACACCTAAAGTAAAGTTATTGCTAGCGTCTTTGGACAACACGTTTCTTATATAGTTGCCATCTGAAGAAATTACACTCCAGTTGTTCATTGGCATGGCCAATATAATATTACTGATAGTGTTGTTTACAGATGTTGCTGTAAATGTCTGTAGAGTAGCATTGAGTGTAATGTTACTGCCGTTACCAGTACTGGTATTATATGCAATAGTTCCTAATACAGTATTGCCGCCAACGTTTAAATTTTTTCCAATACCAACTCCGCCTGTGACAACCACTGCACCTGTGCTGGATGAAAAGCTATTGGCTGTGCTGGTTACTAGCAACTGAGTCTGAATTGTTGATGTACCAGAAATAGTTTCTGTTACAGCTGACACAGATGTGGCATTAAATGTAGTAGCAGTTGTTCCTTGCAAGAAACTTCCGCCTGTTACCACTAGGTTGGTAGCTGTTAATGTTGATACTACCGCGCCGCCATTTAAGAATGTTTGACCGGTGACTGTGAACTGTGCTCCAACTGTGGCACCGTTGACTACCGTCAATTGAGTAAGTGTTGATAATTGTGCTGTCAGTTGAGACAATACTGTTGGACCAACTACAGTTAATACTGTAGTCGTGAAACTGGTAGCAGTGATACCGCCTGGGATACTGGCACTGCCTGTTACGTTTAGGTTGTTTACTGTTAGTAACCCATTAACAACACCGTTGCCAACAATGGTAGAATTGCTAGCTGTAAAATTTGTAGCAGTTAAATTCTGTAATACTGCACTTCCGCCAACGTATAAGTTTCCACCAATGCCCACGCCACCTGATACTTGTAACGCACCGGTGGCAGTCGAAGTTGCTTGTGTTGCATTAGAAACAGTAATAGCATTGGTAGTTGTTGCGCCGCGACCTGTAATGGTCTGTAGTGTTGATGTGTTCCAAACTACTACCACACCAGTGGTGGTTGATACTGCGGTATCTGTTCCGGCGTTAAGTGTACTAACACCATAATTGCCCAGTGTCGCGGCCGTAATCGCTGCCGATCCATTAACAGTTAAATTTTGTGCTATAGTTGCACTGCCTGTAACTACTAAATCGCTATTAATTGTGGTCAATGTACCGGCAGGGTCTAGTGTTAAGTTACCTGTCAAACTACCAAAAGTATTTCCTGACAATACCAGATTACCAACTTCGATGTTACCCGGAGTAATAGAAGTAACATTGGTACCATTGGTTACATAGATACTGCTAATGTTGTTTAGGTTAAGATTACCTGCACCAAAACTGACATTACCTGTGCGTTGATTGACCAAGAAAGCGTTACCTACACGGAAGTCTCCGTTTTGGTCAACTGTTTGATAATGTATCACACCACCGTTGGTCTGTATCACTTCATTGGCCTGTGTGACCAAACTACTATCGTCTGATAGATCTTTACCTGCTCCAATAAAACTTAGATTGAATGCAATTAATTTTAAATCTGTACCAGTGCCGCTAGCGATAACACCTTGATTTCCAAAGCAAGCGGCAGATCCGATACAGCGTAGCTCAGCACCAAACTGATGATAGTCTGCCAGGATAATACGTGTGGCTGTGGCCGCACTTGTTCCTGTACTGGAAATATTTTGGGTAGCAACAGGATCATCCACTATGCTGGTACTGTTATTAACACCATCAAAGTGTAACATAAGCACAGTTGCGGCATCAGATGTTAATGCGGCAGTAGGTGCTGTAAAGTTTCCTGTAGATCTTGCCACATTACTTAGACGGAAATCATCTATGTAACCTTTCCACGGACTTGCATTGTCACTGATATTGAAAGGGTCTGTATTGTTTACATTTGCGGTAGCAGTTGTACTAGCATCAAGTGTGCCGTTGATATAAACATTAAGTGTTGTGCCAACGTGTACTACTCGAGCATGATACCAGGTACCAGTACTTAGTATTGTGGTGCCGGTCGTGATAGCAGTACCGTGAGTGGCTACCAATCTACCGTTGTTCAAATAACTGGTAAAGTTTGTAGCAGTGGTTTGACCTTTTCGATAAAAATATTGTTGTGTTGAAGTAGTTGTGGTCCTGATCCAACCTTCCGCAGTATAATTGCCTGTACCAAATTGAAAATCATTGTCACTAATTGTTTCAACATAGTCGCCTACATTGGTAGTCAATAAACTAGAACCACCAAACTTGCTCTGTGCAGTTGATAAAGCGGCGCCGCCTACTACATATGGTAGTTTTGCAGTACGATCAAATACTGTTTCAAATCCCCAAGAAGGGCCGTTGATATAAACATAGCCGCCAGTACTGCTAGAAATAACTCCAGTGGCTAAAGTAGTACCTGTGGTACTCTTGTAGGTGATAGTATCACCTTTGGTAAATGTTCCAGAGATACCTGACAATCTTAATTTGACTGTTCCTGTGCTACCAAGTCCTAGCGTTCCCGCCTGTGCATAAATTGCCTTGTCTGCAAAATACACAAACCCGTTTAATAATTCTGCTCGTGCGCCGTTGGTCATATAGAAACCAGTAGCATTTGGAACAATAAATGTTGCTTCGTTCCATAGCATAGCTGGTTCTAAACTGGTAGGGTCTAGTACGCTGGCGTCAAGATAAGCACCGTTACCAGCGTCGCCGGCATCAAATCCATACGGATCTGCGGTGCTGGTTATACTTCCGCGGGTGATTACAGAGAATCGTTCAACATACGGACTTTTAGTTGTGATTTTTGCACCTGGTGCAAATTTAAAGGCGCTACCCGGTTTAAAAAATCCGCCAACTGTAAAATCACTAATGGTTGTTTCGCCATTTAGATAAAACGCATCATTATATTTGGTAGCGGTTGTTGGGTTTACTGATACTTCTCTTAGCCCTGCGCCACGAATTGACACACCTTGCGGTACAGTCATTGGGAATATTTCTGTGTAAGTGCCTGGCTGTATAAAAACAGTATCGCCACTTTGTGCAACACTCAAGGCTTTTACAATGGTCTTAAAAGCACTGGCTATTCTACGTCCATCAGATGTGTCGTTACCTGCGGCAACGCTGACATACCATGTTTTGGTATCATAATTGAGTAAGTTGACTCCGCCTATGACAGCAGTACCACCTGCATATATTGATCCACGTAGACCAATACCGCCGGCAACTACCAGGGCGCCTGTAGTAGAAGATACAGATGTTACTGTACTTTGTACAGTCGCGGTTGAAACGACCACAAGGCCATTTTTGACTTTAAAATCATTACTGAGTGTTGCCATTAGTTTCCCTTTCCACGTAACGGCTGTTACATTGGATATTTATCAAGTCTAAAGAGAAACGATTTAAGTTATAATTTTAGGCAGTTATGCCTAATCTAACCACCTTAATGGTCATTAAAACGGCATTTGCAGGTGAAAAATTAAGAGTTATTACCCCTACAGATAGAGTAGCATCAAAGCTACCCAGTTCGCCGTTGTTTGTGGCAATACCATATTCAGTTTTAAACACATTGGTACCATCGTGGAACAGATTGATTTCAGTAATGTGTACACTGGTACCATCAACAATCTGAACAAAGTATTTGGCAGATCTATAAGTTGTGCTACTGTAGGTATCTAAGTTTACCGGTGCAACGCCAGTGATTGTTGGGCTTGTGTAGCTGGCCAACAACATGTTATTGGTATAAACTGCTGGAACAACGGTACCTGTACTGATTGCGCCAATGTTTGCCGCACCACCGATAATAGCATCTTTTGCAACACCAATACCACCAGCAGTTATGAATGAAGCAAAGTTAGCCGAAGCCGCATTGGTTGTATCGCTGATAGAAACTTTGCCACCAAATGTGGCAGTTGTGGCAACGGCAATACTGTTAGCAGTTGCTTGTCCAATAATGGTAGCGGTAGTAGCAGTAAACAAATTGCCAACAGATAGATTATTACCTATTGTGGCATTGGTGTTTACTGTTAAATTATTTAATGTTAAGTTAGTAGCAGTAACATTTGCTAGTGTAGTTCCGCCAGATACTACAAGATCTTTGGCAATAGATGTGCCACCGGCAATAGTAACTGCCATGGCAGAACTAGTCGATAATGTAGAAGTGCTAGTAACTTGTAATGTTACAAAACTAGAAGTAGTACCAGTAACACCTGCTAGGGTTGCTTGTTGTGCTACAGATAGTGTTCCTGCTACTGATACATTTCCTAAAATGTTTGCGCTGGTTGCAGTGAATACGGTTGCTGTTAATGCGGCAACTATTGATGTTCCGGTAACAGTTAGATTGGTAAATGTAACGCTGACCGCAGTTAAATTTCCAAGGTTGGTAGTACCGGTAGATGTAATACCGCCGTTGGCATTAAATGTTGATCCACCAATGGTTAATCCACCAGTTACAGACAAGGTTACAATAGTGGCAGTAGTAATGGTCGCTGTTGATATATTAGCAAGACCGGTTACAATTAAATCTTTTAGTGTAGTAGTGGTTAGAACATTTAAGTTTCCGTTAACTATTTCATTGCCTAACACAGTTAAGCTAGTTGCTGTTAGTGTTGTAGCAGTTGTAGCACCTAATATAGAATTTCCAGAAATTGATAAATTGGTTGCAGTTACAGTGCCGCCAAACGTTGCACTACCAACAGCAGTTAGTCCAACACCTGCACTAGATAATGTAATTGCAACAAAAGAAGCAGTAGTAGAACTTAATACAATCGTTCCAGATGTTCCGCCAAATGATAACTGTCCTACTACATTGATGTTTCCACCAATGTTGACATCTTTCTTAATTCCTACGCCGCCACTAACAGTTAATGCACCTGTGTTAGTATCAGTACTGTTAGTTGTTCCAACAACAGAAGCGTTGAGTATAACTAAAGTTTCAGTAAGGGTTGACCAAGTTAAATTTGGATCAAATGCTGTTTTACCTGCTACACTTTGAAAAGGTATTTGCCCAGCAAGTCCACCTTGAATGTTGGTTGCAGTAGTAGCAAGTCCGGCACTAATACCGCCTGGAGTTCCCCAGTACGGAGCAGATCCATCAAATAATAAAATTTGACCATTGGTACCATTAGGAATAAATCCTGTTCGGCCAATGTTAGTTTGATATAGTACGTTGCCCGGCAATCCTGCGGCAATATTACTTGCGGTGTTTGCAGTGGTTATTGTCCCAGATAATAATTGTGTAGCTGTACTGTAAGTTAGTCCTGCATCGTCAATTAATTTTCCATTAAGAGAAAATACTACTCTGTTTGATGTTAAGTTATTGGCTACAACAGTGGCACCAGTTAATGTTGAACCGGCATAGATACTTGATGCGCTGGCAATACCACCAATGGCCTGTATTGCTCCTGTGGTTGTATTAACACTAGACTGTACATCATGTGCTAGTAGTGTACCAAGATCAATGGTTGAATAGGTTCCGCTGTTGACGTAATCAGCATTAGGTATAGAACCGCTAAAACCAGGATCAATATTTTGTTTGAATACAAAATTTCCTGTGACGTTGTTACGTCCAAAGAACATGTGATTGTCAGCGGTGTCGTAATAGTGTATTACAATACCTTTGTTGTATCCATCGTTACCTGCTAGAGGTTGATTATTATATGCAGTACCAAGATCAATTACCGGATCAATGATTGCTGTGCCGGTAGAATTAATAATTGTCTGTGTACCAAGTACTGTAAAGTTTCCTGATACAACTAAATTTCCACCAAACGTTCCGTCCTTGGCCACGCCAAGTCCGCCCATGGTAAAAATACTATTTGAGTTTGTGTTGTTGGTACTAGATGCTGTACCTGCAATATATAAGTTATTGCCAAAGTATGCACCGCCACCAACTACTAAAGAACCTATGCTGTTTGCGGCAGCTGAAGTGTTGTTATTTAAATTAGTAATACCGTCAACATTGAGCAATCCGTATAATTTAGAATTACCCCAGACTGTAGCAGTAGACCCTACAATTAAGTTTTGGCCAATAGCGGCACCAGCATTAGCCAGTTGCAAACCATTGCTAGCAAGGGTACTAGTCGTAGCAATGCCGCTACCTTCTAATACCAATCCGTTATTAAGTCTAAAGTCTAAAGCAATGCTTGCCATTTAAGTGTCCTTTTATACTACTAGTGCGTTTCTAACCAAATTTACCAACTTAGTTGTAGCCGCATAAGGAGTAAAATAGACTCTTACAATGTTATCAACTTGAATATCGGCACTAAACGTACCTAGCGCACCACCTGCCGTTGTTAAACGACCATATTCAGTCATGTAAACATTTCCTGCGTTGTCCACTAATAACAAGAATTCAGTAACCTCAAAACTTGCTAATGCTCCTACACCACTATCAACTTGAACAACATATTTTGCTGATCTAAAGGTACCTAAAGAATAGCTATCAATAACTGTTGTTGCAGTAGTATTTACCGCTATTTGGTTAGAAGCAAACATAGCATCTAGTAAGGTTAAGTTACTAGCATATACATTTCCGCCAACGTGTACATCGCCGCCAATACCAACACCACCTGTTACAGTAATTGCACCAGTGGTTGTACTGATAGATTTAGCAGTGCTTAAAAATAATACTTGATTTGTTGTGGTATTTCCACGACCTGTAACTGTTTGCAACGTAGAAGTGTTGCTAATACGTAAAACGTTTCCACCAACTTGTGTGATACTGATATCTGGACCGGCACTTAATGAATCGTTAAAACTGGCTGTGGTTAAAACTAGGCCACCACCTGCATATAAACTGCCGCCAATCCATAAGTTGCCGCCAATACCCACACCACCCTTAACTACCAACGCACCGGTAGTTGGACTTCTACTAGTAGTCGATGAAGTAACTGTCAATATACTAAATGTTCCCGAAGTAGCATTGATTGTACCGGCATTAATACTTCCACCGCCTGCGGCTGTACCTGCTGTAGAAACACTTAAATTACCTGCAACGTTTAAGTTGCCGCCAATACCAACACCACCAGTTACTATAACTGCACCGGTTGTTGAACTTGTTGACTGTGTACTTGTTGTTACAACTAAACTATTAGTAACTGTTAAAATTGGAATGGTAGTAACTGGATTGTTATATTTTGTCCATGCATTTAATGTTGCATTCCATATCCAAGTATTGGTACCAATAGTATACAGTTGTCCGTCTGTTGGGTTTGATGGGAAATTTAATAGCGCCATATTCTTTACTCTTTATAGTCCTGCAAATTGTATCCAGACTCTGTTAGAGCCATCTTGTATGTATTGGAATTCAATTCCAGTATTTGGTTCAACCCAGAAATCGCCAATACGTGCTGTGAATGGAGTTGAAGTTGAAACAATAACTCGCGGTACATATAACAAGTAATTTTCATACTCGCCACCTTCTCTGCTGTAAACACTTCCTTGAACTCCAACTCCGCCACCTACTACCAATGCGCCAGTAGTTGTACTGGTTGAGCTAGCAGTACTGCTAATAGTTAAACGTCCTATTGTTCCGTTGTAAGTTAGCCCCACAGTTGAATCAATGTTTGAATATGTTCCGATAGCTTCGGTTAATCCTAGATAGAATGTACCGGTTGTAGCAGAGTTAACAAATACTTTTGCGGCAGCGGTAGTAGTATTACTAAAAATAGTTGCCGCATTTGTCCATACAGGTATTGATCCGTTGGATACCAAAATTGTATTGGTTGTACCAATTGCCAACATGGTTGTGGTATTAGCTGACAGTTGATAAGGAACACTACCCAGAGCGCCACCTTGTAAATTGGTTGCTGTGGTTATGACACCTGTGATGCCATTACGAATAAACATGTTGCCGTTAATGCCAACACTGCCCACTACCTGTAATGCACCTGTATTGGTGCTGGTACTAGTTGCTATGCTTGTTACTTTTACTGTTGTAAAAATTCCAGTACCCGGTGTGTTGTTACCAATATTTACATTATCTACACTACCTGCGGCATTTGGATATATAGTTAAGCCACCACCCAGGGTAGGTGTAATAATAACATTACCGCCTACAGGACTTAGGTTAACGTTTTTGTTTCCTTTGCTGACATCAAGTCCACCACCAATGAATACACTCTTTCCAATACCCACACCACCGGCAACTAAAATAGCGCCGTTAGTGGTTGCGGTTGAATCTAGTGTAGATCCAACAATGATATTTTCGCTAACACCAACTCCACCTAATACTGCCAGGGCCGCATTCTGTGTTGAGGTTGCCGCATATCCAAGGCCAAGGCCAACATCACAATTTAATTGTGTATAGCCAAATCCGTCATAATAAAATGCACTACCAATATTGATTTGATTGTCAATACCATCAACTAGATTATCACTACCAATAGCAATAATGTTGTTACCATAGGTCATGTTTTGTGCAACACTAGGACCTATGAAAAAATTATAACTTCCAGTTGTAAAATTAGGCGCGGCATTGTCGCCAATAAAAAAGTTTTGTTCTCCAGTTTTTAACCCAGATCCTGCGTTGGTTCCAATAGCAATATTCTTTTGTGCATTATTGTTTACATAAACAGGTGCGTCTGTTTCCCAAGGAACATCGTCGTCTAGAAGAGAAGGATATACTAGTAAACTGTCAGCGTATAATGCAAGTGTATTAGCATCTATTGTTTTTACATAATATTGTTGGTCAAAACTAGCATTAGTTGGATCATATTCAATTGTAGCAGGTTCTTTAAAATATGCAATTGATATCTGTTGACCTGATGATAATCCGTGGTTAGGTACAGTAATAATTCCTGTACCAGTGGTAAAAGCTGGGTACTGAGATGATGTGCTTGCTGTAACTGTTACAAGATTAAATGATAATCTAGTGGAAATTGTTGCAGTCGACAGGCTAGCATAGTTCATGATATATGTACCAGTTCCGCCAGTTCCAGTAACTCGACCAAGAATTATAAAAGCATCAATTATTGTAGGAAAGCCGTCTGTAGTGTAAAATGTTGAACCAACAGTAACAGTTCCAGTTGTAACAGAAGTTACATTAACTATATTGCTTCCAGCAGTGACTTGTACTGTAACAACTGCATAACTTCCGGTGGTTGTATAGGTATATCCATTATACTGTACAGCGGTTACAGTTCCTACATACTGGAATCCTCGTATGCCTACCTGACGTAGTGCGCTATCGCCAATAGCAATACTGTTAACAATACTTGTACCCGAGCTTAGTGCCAACCGACCAATAGCAATACTTTTTACTGCCTGGTTCATGTTTTGCAATGCATCGTAACCAATTACAATATTTTCGTGACCTGTTGGAAAATTATCAGGTACAGGAAGCGAAAGCCCCTTGATGGCAATGTTGTTTACATTACCAGAATAACCTACACCAATTTGCAGTCCGTTGACCTGTATGTCGTTTTGAGATACTAATTTATTTTGTGTACTGATTCCTCCAACCACTTGCAGAGCGGCCTTGCTTATAAAAGTTTCGCCTTGATTAACTCCGGTTGCCGCAGTAGATCCAGAAACAACCACAGTGGCTGTACCAGTTGCCGCAAGCGTAATATTGTTTCCGGGAATTTGATTGGTTATTGTACCAGTGGTGAACAACAGAAATCCCAAGCTGGATCTATAGCTGGTTACCAGTGTACTATCTGTAACAATAGTAAAACCAGTTTCAGTAGTATCTGTTGCTGGCAACTGAGGTTGGGCATTGGGAAGAGTAATGTAAGTATTACTACCTCCTGACCTTGCAATTGATCCGCTTAATAATGATGGCATATTCTATCTCTAAAAATTATTGGTTAGCTGACTCTAGTATACTTAGCGTTAGCACAAGTGTTCCGGTACTAGACGCAAAGCATCTAATACTATCAAGCTCTTCGACGATCATTTTTCCACCAAGAGGAACTGCGGCATCGTTTGCAGGTACGCCATAATTTTTTACCAGGTAGGTATCGTTGTTGCCTGCTTGGTATCCGTTACCTTGTGCATCAGCTAGCACCACTCGATTTCTGTGATGTATGAAATTTACATAAGCTGTTCCAGTTGAAATATTTGAAATCTGTGCCATTAGCACAATCGCAGTTGTTCCAACAGGAGCAGTGTAAACTGTAGCAGTTGTGCTAGTCGTAAGAGCGGCTGTTTTTGTTTTAAACGTGTTTAATGGAATTAATGCCATTTTATTTTATCCTTATTTTAACCCACACCAATCGCTAATACGAACGGTGTTAAATTAGCAAACAGTGATTTTGTAAATGTTCTACCACTTAACACACCTGTTGCCTGACTAATTACTAACCCTGGACCAATACGGAAGTCACCGTTTTGGTCTGTACTTGTAAAGAATACTTTACCGCTGTCTAACTGTACTGTTTCTTTACTCTGTACAGGATCTGCATAACCCACTTGAGGCAATGCTCCATAGTTTGTTCCAGCACCAACATATTCAAATACATATCCTGACGCACTAATGTAACTACGCTGATAGAAGTTTACAGTTGCCCCGTCTGGGAACAAATCTGTACGTCTTACGTTTTCGCCTAGTTGAACAATATGGTGAGTACCATTTCTTGCCCAGTAACTTAAACCAGTCATAACGCTGTTATATCTTCCGCCAGTTTCAATATCATAAATTAATCTTTGTAATATCAACTTGATATCTCTACGGCATTTTGCATCATCATATGCAAATCCTGCTGTATATGTTGAACTAATAAAATTAATAGTGTTATTGATAATAGTTGCTTTGGCATTCTCTAAGTTATTTACTGCTGATTGAATTGCACTAGTTGTCCAACTGATACTAGGTTGAGAAACTGCTGGCAATCCGCTGATGCTTCCAGCATTGATCACAGAAGTTGTTATTCCAATCAATGAACTTAGCGAAGCGGCTTCTGTTGCACTGGCGTAACTAGTCGCTGTAGATTGTGTCACAGTATTTCCACTAGATCTTGTTACTGTTTGTCCTTGTATAACTTGTTGCGCCACTGAGTTTAAACGTCCAAGAGCCGCTACGGTTGCTGTAGTTTCTCCAGGAATCTGGCTTACCGCACCTACAAAATATGCACGGGCCGCACCAACACTTGCACTATTAGTTCCATATAGAATGTCATAGCATAATGCATCTACAATGTATCCAACATCTCTTGCACATGTAGCAGTAGTGTAGTAAGGAATAGGTGCATTAAATGGTGCAATGCTACCAGCCCTCTGTACATCAATCCAACTGGTTACTTCGGTTTGTAAGAAAGTTCTGTTTGCCTGCAACAAATCTTTGGCAGCGATTCTGTTAGGATTTCCGCCAACTGGATTTGTAAATGTCAACGCAGGAATATAATTAGTTCCACTATTAACGATACTGGCAATACTATTAAATGCGGCAAGTCCTCTTATCAATGCAGTTATATCTGATTGCAAGATAACCTGCGAACTAGTAGAAATATAATTTATAGCCGCAATTTCTTGTATCTTTTGAGCACTCAATACAAGCTGACTTGAAGAGTTAGATCTTAGGTATGCATTGCCACAAGTGATAGTGTTATAATTAGTTCCTAAAGCAACGTCATATGCCACACCATCAATAATGTATCCGCTATCTCTAGCGCAAGTTGCAGTATTGTAAACAAATCCCACATTGGTTGAAGTCACATAGGCACTTACCTCTGCTGAGATAAAATCTAAGTTTTGTTTGATTAGTTCAATTGCACTACCGGCACCACTTGGAACAGTTCCAGACGTGGTTCTTAACACTGCTGGATATAGTGCTTCTGCTTCGTCGCTGGTTGTTGGTTCACTAAGGATGCGAATAGTATCATTGATACGCAAATCAATAAACGGTACCGCACCTGCTCCGCCTGCCAACAACGGAACTACTACCTGGGAAACAGTATTTTGATATGTGGTAGTTAATACCTTGTTACTGACCACTGCATCTGTAACTGTGTTGATATATCGCAATGCCGCCACGTGTGCCGCTACTTGTTCAGTTGAAGTATTAGCAGATGATAGTATGTTTGTTCCATTTATTTTAGGATTGTCAGCAATGGTACTGCTTAATACAGTGTAATAAGCATTTCCACAGAAGAATAAAGTAAAGAAGTTTGCGTTAGCTGGGTCACCACCGCCACTGGTCAATGCCTTGTTCAAAGTTACACTTTGATAACCTAGGTCGGTTACGATTGTTCCTGTATCGGCATACAAGGTGTAATCAGTGCCAGTAAAATGTCCAAATTGATCTCTAATATAAACTGAGTTACCAACAGCAATACCTGTGTTGTCAATACCTGTAATAGTAATTGTACCTGTTGAGATAGTTGCAAGACTTGGAGTTGCATTCAAGAAACCTGGCAAGTTTTGTTCATTTAAATGACCAGGATCTGGTTCTACTTCCATTACTAAAGAAATATGTGGACGAGGTGTAACATCAGGTAAAAATACTTCTACCTGTCCGTTGTTTGGCCAGAAGCCACTTGGATAATACTGGTTCAATCCATCGGGACCTGGACTATTTGGATAGGCCTTGTTTGGTGGATTATATAATGTTCCGCTAAATGCTCTCTTACCGTAACCTTTGGCCAACAAACAAACATCACCAAAGTTGGCGTTACTGTTAACAATAGAAGCAATACCGCCATTGGTAACTTGTACACCCACGCTGGAGAAAACAGTAAACACAGAAACTAACTGTGCATATCCGTTGTTGGTAATTTTAACTCCGTGACCACCTTGGTTAACTTGAGTAAACGCATCGTAAACAAACGAATTAATTGGACTACGATCACTAATAACTCCGCCGTCAACTAGACTTCCTCCCATAGATCCAATTGGATCTAATTTACGGCTGTTCCATGTGCTGGTGTTACCTGTGTACTCTAAAGCCAATGCTTCAACTTGAATATCATTTAATGGATATGCACTTATATCACCAAAGTAAAGAGTAGCATTATCCGCATAACCCACAGTGGCAGTGCTCAATCCAATTAGATAAACTCCAGGTTGTCCAGCATCTTCGACATAAGTTACCTTAGATGCTATCTTGACATCATCTGCCAATTGTCCTGTTGCTGAAAATAATCCGCTACCTTGCCATACAGGAGGTGCATATAAAGGACCTTGACTGATAATGGTAGTGATAATATTGAAATTTCTTCTAATAGCCTGTTGTGGCATGTAATCGCCACCATACTGGAAGTATGGATTGATCACTTGCAATGCAGTTGTTCCTGTAATTACTGTTACGGGCTGATTAGCAACAACCTGTAAAGCAATATCTCTGGCATAGTTTAATGCCATAGTGGTTGTAGTTTCTTGACCGGCAATATAATTATAACCTGCATTCCAGTAGGATAGTCCTGCTTCGATAGATTTGCTGTTGCCGTTTAACAATATGTCTTGGCTAACTGCATCAACAATTAATCCGGTATCTCGATAACATTTTGCTTCGTTGTATTCGAACGCACCAGGATTGTATGTCAATTCAAGATAAGCAATGGTTTCAGCTTTGATAAATTCTTTGTTGGCTTCGAGTCTAGCAAATCCATACAATTCTGGCGATGTTGAACCGTAGAAAGTCAATGTGTTAATTGCTTTTAGACCAACTGCAACACCGGGACCGTTTTGTATAATATTAGTAATGGTACTGATTGCTTTGTTGATAATTGCGACACTGCCGGCATAATCTATGCCGCCTGGATCTGAATTGAAGAGTTGCACAACGTCTGTTTGCAACGGAGTCACTGGAATATTTTGTATAATTTGTCCAGCTAAGGTTTTTACAAAATTAAATCCATCTACTGTTTGTGTAATTTCAGTTGCGATATTAGATGCACCACCGGTTACAGACCAGTATGCCAGTCCTGCTGTTACTGCTTGCTTGTTTCCGCCAGCATACATATCTAATGCGATGCTATCAATAATAGAGCCAACATCACGAGCACATTTGGCTTCGTCGTAAATAAATCCAGGATTGGTTGCTTTTATAAACGCATTAACTTCTGTACCAAAATAATCTTTGTTGGCTTTCAATATACGAAGAGTCGCTAGTCTACTAGGCAATTCTTGATTGTTGATTTCGCCGTTTGGCACAATTCTATCTGACCATCCAGAAGTGGTACCACCTAAAATTTCAAGCACAATATCAAATTCAGATTTGATTATAGCAACTTCGTTGGCACTAGCTGTAATTGGAGGAGTCTGTGTATTGGCCGACACTGTATCCGACAATATGATCTGCGTAGCAGTTGAGTATCTAGGAACTAGATCATCAGTTGGTGTTATATTTTGAATAACTTTAACTGTTAGATCTTTCAAGTAGGTAACTGCATCTATTGTTTGATTGATCTCTCCATAGATTGCACCAGTGTATCCTGTTTGATTCCAATATTGCAAGCCAGCAAATGTACTTGCTACATAAGCTCTATTTGAACCACTTGCGGCGTCGACTGGATATCTTAAATCTGTTGCAATGCTGTCAACAATCAAACCTACATCTCTAGCACACTTTTCTTGACTGTACGGAAATTGTCTATTAGCCAAGTTCCAGTTAATGTAGTTGATAGTCTGTTGTTGAATAAACTGTCTATTGGCCTGCATTAAAATTTCAGCACTCATGTATGCCGCGTCAGGTCCTGCGCCCATATAAATTTCTGGTGCAACAGATGGACCACGTAAAATAATATCAGTGATAGTTTCAAAATTACGGTTTATAGAATTTGACGCAATGTCCCCTCCTACCAGTACAGTATTTCTAACTTGACGATATGTTGGATTGTCTGCAATATTTGTACAAGTTGTATTTGTAATAACATTTTTACACAATTGATTTAAGTAATCAAGTGCGCTGATAGTTTGAGTTTCTTGACCGCTAATACGACTAATAACTCCGTCATAGTAAGCAAGACCGCTTTGTACAGATTTTTCATTACCACCAAATACTGTATCGTATGCCACGTTCTCAACAATAATACCTACATCTCTAAAACATTTTTCTCTTGAGTAATCAAAGAAGAATAATTGATTATTGAGATACGCTAATGTTTCAGCTTGAATAAATTGTCTATTGGCCGCAAGCAGATAATAAGCATTCCAAATTTCAACATTGGTGCTGGTGTTCATATTCATTGGAATTTGCTTGCCAGCCACATCGGGGCCATTTCGTATGATATTGGTTATAATATCAATTTTTTGTTTTAGAACAGCAGACTCGTTTGATGTACCAGGTGTCAAATTGGTTACCTGTGTTACTGTACTTTGATACGTGTTGGTCAGTTTGGTAGCTGTTACAATGCCAGGAATAATTCCTCTGATGAAATTATATGCCGCAGTAGTCTGTGGTACTTCGTTTGCTATTGCAGTAGAAGTTGATAGATAACCAAAGTAGTATGTTCCAGATTTAATTGCCTGTTTGTTACTATAACCAGCGGTAGCATCTGGATTTAATAAGTCAAATGCAACACTCTTAACTATGTATCCAACATCTCTGATACATGTAGCAGTGGTATAATTTGTAAATCCTAATGTATTATTAATATAATCAATTGTCTGTGTTTGAATACTAGGAATAGCCGCGATCAATGCTGTATAAGCATTAATCACACTGGTCGATGTTGAAGGAGATCCGTTGGATTTTATTAAACTGGTAACACCAGCAGTGCCGTTATTGAGAATATTCAATATTACATCAAAGTCTGCGCTGACGATATCACCAATTGTAGAATTAGATGCCGCAGTTGCAATATTGGTTGCCAGTACTTTTACATAACTGATTGCAGATGTTGTGGTTGTAATTTCGCTTGCAATAGAACCAGTATAGTCACGTTGATTCCAATATTGCAATCCGGCAAATTGACTTTCGCTTGTGGATTGATATAGTAAATCAGTAGCAATACTATCAACAATTAAACCAGTATCGCGATAACATTTGGCTTGGTCAAACGCACCATATTGTTTGTTAATGTAGGCTACAACTTCGGCTTGAATAAATGCACGGTTAGCATTGATCAATGTAGCGGCATTTACAACCGGTGTGCTTACACTCTTGGTTAGGCTGATAGGAGTCTTGGATGTTGCGGCACCAGGGCCATTTGAAATAATGTTAATGATGGTATCAACACTAGAAGCCGCCAAGTTTGCCTGAGCAGTTGTTCCAGTATTGACTGTAATGACTTGAGTTACACTTGTTTGTGCAGGACTTGGTACTGCCAATCCGATAACAATATCTTTAACCAACTGTCTTAGATATGTGTAAGCATTGACTGTTTCAACACGCTCAGTTGGTATGGCACTAGATGTTGCTGAGAAACCATAATAGTATACGCCTGATTGTATTGCTTGTCTATTTCCTCCGTACAACAAATCAAAACTTACAGAATCAAGCATATATCCAACGTCTCTATAACATAGAGCTTGATCATATACAAATCCTGCAGTCTTTGTTGATTCTACATAGGCAACTGCCTCTGCTTGAATATAACTTCTGTTGGCTTGCAATAATGCATAGGCATTTAATACATTACCGTCTGCGCTGGCCACAATACCGTTTGGCACAATTTTATCTGTTACTCCATTAGTACCAGTTGAAATAATATCAGTAATTATTTTAAAGTCGGTTGCAATAGCAGTGGCCTGAGTAGCACCACTTGCCGGTAATGCAGTATTTTGACCAACTGCACTTTGATATCGTGTACCTGTGGTAATATTTCTAATAACTTTTTGTGCCAGGCTACTTACATAATTAATAGTATTAGTTGTAGTAGTTAATTCAGCACTAATTTGTCCTGTGTATCCACTTTGATTCCAATATTGTAAACCAGCAAATGTAGACTGACTGCTGGTTGAGAATAATAAATCTTGAACAATCGCATCAACTACTAGACCTGTGTCTCTTGCACATTTACCTTGATCGTATGTAAACCCTGAATAGGTAGTATTGATAAAATTAATCATGTTATCAATAATTGTAGCCGTTGTAGAATTAATAGTTGAAACAATATTTTGCGTAGAAGTAGTTGTCCAAGTTATGTCTGGGTAAGTTGGCGATGGAATACTTGCGGTACTTCCGCCTGTAATTGCATCTGTGACGATTCCTACCAATCCAGCTATGGAGGTGGCTTGTGTAGCAGTTCCTAGCAATCCAGAAAACGCTTGAGTAACAATATTACCGGATGATCGAGTAACAGTCTGACCTTGTGCAACTTGTTGAGCAACAGTTGACAATCTGCTAAATGCTGCCACAGTTTGTGCAGTTTCATTTGGAACTTGTGATGCCGCACCAACAAAATATGCTTGTGCCGCTGTTACACTGGCACTGTTACCACCGTATAATACGTCATAGCATAGTGCATCTACAATGTATCCAACATCTCGATAGCAAGTTGAAGTAGAATACGTAAAGGTTGTCGAGAACGGACTAGTATTGCCTGCTACCTGTACACCTATCCATGCAGTAACTTCAGACTGTAAGAATGTTCTATTTGATACTAATAAATTTTTAGCATAGATATTATGTACATCTCGGCCAGACGGACTTGTAAATGATAAAGTTGCGCCTGTTCCGGAATTAATAATTGCAATCGTTGTATCGAAAGAATTATTACTTCTTGTTATTGCGGTTGCATTACCTGCGGCTATTCCGGCAACTACTGTTTTTAAATATCCTATTGCACCTATTGTCTGTACTAATTCTGTGCTGGTTACAATAGCCGACGATGCATTACCCCTGCGGTATGCATTGCCACTAGTAATGCCGTTGTAGTTTGTACCAAGTGCAAGATCGTATTCTGCTCCTGTTAAAATAAATCCTGCATCTCTGCGACATTTAACTTTATCGTATCTAAACCCTTGAGTAAATGCTTGGTCAACAAAGTTCACAACCTGTTCTTGCATAAACGGCTTGTTGGCCAACATCAAAGTACGAGCATTCCAGAAGCCAGGATTTTGTTGTCCAGGATTGATATACATACCAACTGTTGGTTGAACTTGTCCTAATGTTCCGGTTGTATAAACTGTTATTACTGTGTCGCCTGCGGCCCAGGTGGATGTTCCTACCACTGTCGGAACTTGAATAGTTCCTGATGGAAGAAACATTGTTCCGTCTTTCATCCATGGACCAGATTGGTTGGTACAGTTTTGAATATATGGTGAGTGAAACAGATCAATTTTTGCATTTCCGACCAATGGAGGGAACGCAGTAGCATAGGCTCCGCGATTAAATTCATCAAGGTATGCACCTTCTAACAATCCACTGCGACCGTTGGTCATCTGCAACTGTGCAATATAGCATCCAGATTGTACATGGAACAAGTCTTGTGTTTTGTTGATTGGTTCGATACTGGTTGTACGTAGATCTGATCCTACTACACTGGTATAAGGTTGTAAAAGAACTGGATTGTCTTCTAGGTAATGTCCGGCAGCTACACGGATTTGTGTACCAGGTCCAAAATATGGAGATCGAGTTGCACCAGTCACTGTGCGGCATGCACGGCTTGGATCTTCTGCACGACCATCATTGGTATCATCGCCATCCATGGTCACCCATAGCTGGTTAGTAACTACCGGCGCTGTACCAATTGGCTTTTTACCTCTGGCTCTGATGTCACCAAAAATATCAACGTATCCGCCTGCCTGTGGAAGCATGCTGATGTTTTGTGCAGAGTAGTCTGGATTGTTTGATACAGTATTGATACTCTGAATCAAGGTAGAATATACATTGTCAATAAAACCTTGACTGAATCTTTCGTTTGGATTACCTAGTGTGCTGGAAGGATAAGAACTTCCATCTGTCGCTGTTGTTATTCCTCGAGGAATAACATTTCCTTTAACACCTAAATCTTTGCCAACAGCAACTCCGCCTTGAACAATCAGGGCGCCAGTTAAACTGCTGGTTGAGTTAGCAGTAGAGGCAACAAACATTAGATTGGTTGTCAGCAGACCAGTTCCGGGATTATATGTTAATCCCACCTGTGGATTGACATAGGTACTAGAACTTCCGTAAAGTTGCGAAGCACTCTTTCCAAAAATATCTTTCGTGAATACAGGATAAAAATCTGTACTTGTATTTGTATTGGTAACAATTAATAATGTACTACTGGTAGCCGCGGCTACTCGTCCATAAATGTATCCACCAACGTTTAAATCTTTTTCAACACCAAGACCGCCTGGAATATAAACTGATCCAAACACTCGATTGGTGCTGGTATCATATACGCCAGCCGGAGGAGGAAACTGTCCCTCTTTGTTCATGCTGTCTGGATTACCAACGTTGGCTGTACTTGTACTGTTGATTAATAAAGTGGTAACAACTGTGGTTGTATTGTTTGATGTGGTAACATGAGGACCAACAACCAGCTGACCTTCGATAGTGGTAACTGACTTTTTACCAAGCACATTAAAGTTAGTAGCTGTAATATTAACATAGGTATTGATGTACGGTGTCACAGGAACAAATAAAATAAATGTTCCTGTATTGATTGTTCCTTCAATTGGTTTATCTAATCCAACAGAGAAACTATTGGTAACTGTGGTTACTTTTGATCCAACTGCAATGTTGGTACCGGTTACTAGATAGTTTGGATATATACCGTTTGTATTGGCAAAATACAAATAGTACGATCCGACACTTGATGATGTGGTAACTAATCCAGCAACTGTTGTTACTGTACTTAATGCGGCTATCTGTACAACACCACCACCTGTAATGTCAAGCTCAGAACCTGCGACGATAGAAGCGGTTGTCCCTGCTACTACGGAGAATGAACCGTTTGGAACCGATATGGTTTGATTACCGTTGGGTACGCTGTTTACTACACCTGAGACTCTAACAATAGCCATGTTGTTTTATTCCTTTAGAGTATTTATTGTTTTAATAGATCTGCAACTCAACTGAGTGTATGTTAACACCGTCTCTGTGAGGCCACTGTGGATGCGACCTAAATCTAATTAAAACTCCAAATTCTGCATTTATATTATCTGCCAATAAACCACCCAATCCCCACAAATTTGTAGGCCCACCGTATGTCTTGATAGGGTCTACATTTAATGTTGCTTGATTGTCACCTACTGGTTGATTATTCACCAATAACTGAACCGTTTCGTCTGTAATACGTCCTCTACGGTCAGCATTTAATCTTAATTCTATTCCTGATATTGTGCTGGGTAAGTTGTTAAAGTTAAACCCTTTGGCAACAAGGTAATAGGTTTTGTTTGTGTAATCTACTTTTGGGCTTCTGGCCAAATGCACCAATGGTCCGTTACTAGATAACGACTGCTGACTTGGAAATGCTAGAGCATTAAATTGTTTTTCATTCCAGTTTATATGTACCAACTCTGCGCCAGGTTCGGCATATTGAGATACTGCGGTAGGATAATTCCAATTGGTCATACCAGTATTTACCTGACCTTATTCTATGCGTACTCAAAGAAAAAGAGGCCGAAGCCTCTTTTTTCTTGACTAATTTTATATTAGTTGGTACTGCTTAATTTTATATATGTACCTGTCGTAGAACCCAATGTCCATGGAGCCATTTTACCTGCACTATAGATAGCAGTACTTGTGCTGAATCTGTTCATGACACGTGCCTTACGTGCAGTTAGTTTGGTAACAAAATAAGATGCGCCTGTCCAGTCAGTTGCAATAATCTGCATAGTACCGGCTGTCAACGTAGCTGTTGTTAATTTAACTGTGCCAACGCCTTGTGTGTTACGCACAGTGTAACGACGGCTTCCACGTTGTTCAATAATATCGCCACCAGCTACAGCAGAACTGCCGGTAGTAAGATAGGAAGTAAATTGAATTGCGTTTTGTCTGTTGCTGGATGTGGTTGCAACAAAAGTTGCCGCTGTACCTGCAGAAGCAGGTGTAAATGTCAATGTCAAACTGGCTGTGGTGTTATAACCGCTACCAGGTTGAGTAACTGTCAAAGTTTGTATACGACCTGTACCGCTGTCATATCGAACTTGTGCTGTACCTGTGGATACAATACCACCTGCGATATCTGGTGCGCTTGCTACCCATGTTGTGTTAGTAGTTGTGCTGTATCCACTGTTAGTTGCTGTGTTAACAATAACAATGGAAGTGATACCTTCGGCACCGACACCTGTGTTACCACCACGGGGAAAGTTTTGACCCGGGCTAATTGTACCACCAAAGAATTTCTTTTTAATTGGACGTCCCATTTTATTTTCTCCTTAAGAAATAACGGCGTTCTAGGCCGTACGCGGTTGAGTTCCGCATAAAATTCACCCCATGTGAATTATACCTTATATTTAGCACCCGAACAACAAAAAACCCGCCGAAGCGGGTTTTTGTTTTTGCTTGTGAAAGCTCGGTAACGAATTACTTGAAGCTTACGTTTGCGCTAGTGATAGCAACTTTACCTAAGTAGTCAGCCGCATTACCTAGAGAAGAAGCAGTGTTGCTCAACTCTACATAACCGTAACGTGTTAGGAAGCCAACTACTGGCTCAAATGTTGCTGGGTCAAGAACAACACCAGAACTCATTAGAGGAATATATGGGCAATAGAACGCGGCAGCATCTGCCTCGCTAGCACCCTTATAACCAATAAGAACTTGGCTGTTGTCTGCGCCGCTGTCAGTTAAGTAACTGTCAACGTAGATACGCATTGCACCATTCAATGTACCAACAAACTTGGTGTTTGTAGGAGCTTCGAATGTACCTTCAGTTGTACGTGCAAAAGCACTTGTTGTAGCAGACTGAAGAATTGTTAGAGCTTGGTTAGAAACTACAGCCCAGTTACCAGCACCACGACGTGTACGTTGAGCAATCAAGTTGCTTACACGGTTGATCTGGATAGCTAGAGCGGCATGCTCGTCGCCTACGAATGTAGCTGTACCAGAAACTAATGACTGGTCATATGTTTCTTCTACTGTTGCTAAAGCACGTAGAGAAGCTAGGATTTCTTGGTCAATTTCAGCAGTAATTTCTTGTGCTAAAGCGGCCATGATTTCTGCTTCGATATCAATACCTTGTTGTGCTTGTGCATCTTGTGCGGCCTCGAATGTCCAACGAGCTGATAGCTTGCGGCTCTTAGCTTCGACTGGGCTCTTCAAGATCTGGATGCTCATACGCTTACCAGGTGTGCCTTCTAATGCGGCTGTTGTGTTAGCACGTGGAGTTGCATCAACGTTGTTACCACTGTAAGCGGCAGCAATTTTGAATGGGCTCAATGCCTCATCACCAGCAACGATACCATCACCACTTGATGTATCAGCATAGCGAACACGTAGAGTATGGATCTGACCAACTGGACCGGTCATTGGTTGTACACCAACGATTTCGTTGGCAATAACTGTAGGCATAACACGACGGATAACAGGTAGAATAACACGGTTAAGTGTTGCTACGTTACCAGCGGATGTTGCACCAGCAGTTGCGCTTTCAGCCAAGTACTTACGTGTGTTTTCTAAGCAAACTTGCATAGAAGCACGACGGTTACCTTGTAGGCCTTCAAGCAGAGCTTCTTTGGTCTCTGACCATCTTTCATTTAATAGTTGTGACATTTATGTCTCCTTGAATTATTTTGTAAGTCCCGCTAGTTTGCGGATATCTACAATATTGTCTAAGCCTACCAAGGGCTTTGCTTCACGATTACCAGTTACTTCTGCACTTTCTGCAAGTACAGTTTTCTTACTAATCTTCTTCTCGCCTTCCATTACTGCGGGTAGGTATTTGTCAAATGCTTGACTTAATTTGGATGTTTGCACACCTTCCATTAGTTCACTCATTATCTCTCTTTTGTTAGCATCCAACGGCGCTAACATTTCTGCCATAACAGATTTACGTTCCATTAAATCTTTAGTTACGCGAAGTTCGCGGCTAACGGATTCTGCAATGTGCTGTTTTTCTGCTACAACTTGTTTCGCTTCAGCTAGTTCCTGTTCTTTCTTCTTGATAATCTTTAACAATTTACTTGTTTCAGATTTTTCATTTAGATACGAACCACTGAACTCCTGGGCAAAAGCTTCATAAATTTTACGACCAAAATCGTTGTTGCGGGCACTGTCAATATCTTCTTTCAATTGCTTGATTTCAGTTGTCAACTTTTTAGTGACTGCGTTTTCAACAACTTTAGCTGAACGCTTGATGAAACTTGTTTTGATTTCTTCAAACTTGCTCTTGGCTTCACGAACTAACTTGACTTTCGTCTCAGCTAGATCCTTCTTGTCAACTGCAAATTCGTTGATTTCTTTAGCTAGAGCATGTACTACAAAGTTCTCTAGCTTACCAAAATTCTCAGAAACTTTCTTACGATCGTTCTGGAATTCTACTAATTCTCTACCTAATTGCTGAATTACAAATCCTTCTAATTTCTTAGAATCACTTGTAATACGTTGTTGATATTGTGCCTTAGCTTCCGCTAGTGCTTGTTTATCAGCATGCAACTCGGCCATTTCTGCGGCCAATCTGTCGCTTAACATCCTGTCGATTGCTTCTACCATGACTTGTTTGTCATGTGTATACTTTTGTGCAAACTCTTCACGAAGTTCAGCTGAGACTTGGTCGCGATTCTCTTGAATTTTTGTGTTGAAGGCAGTTTCAATCTCAGACTTTACGTCTTCAGACATTACTCCTGACTCAACTAATTGTTTGAATGCGTCCAACATCTATTTCTCCTCGGGCTTTATTTTAGACCTTTAATAATATGAAGGAGACTTTCCTTCAAATATTTCTGGGCCTTTGGATCTTCTTTTACTTCTTGTGCAACTTGAAACGCTCTATACCCGCCACGTGCATTCATTAGGTGCTCGTAAACTGGTGTAGGGTAGGCTCCAGGTGCGCTCGGCTGTGCAACCACGTCCACAGTAATAATCTCAAAATCTGATACTTGACCACCCGCTTCGCTAACGTTTCCGCTACCTCGTGAGCTTACGCCAAGTTTTACACCGCTTTCAAGCATAGTACGAACTAAGTTACCCATTGGTGTTGGAAGGACTTTCATCTTTCCATAACCGTTTGGACCTTCCATCCACATTTGAGTTATCATATGGGACACACGGTCTAAATTTACTTTTAAATCTTCTGGATGATCAACTTCACCTAACACACTATAACCATTTTGAATTTGATCATTCAGTGTCTTGACAGCTTTTTCAATTTCGTCCACAGGATACACTCTGCCGTTGGCATTGCGTATACCGCCTTGGATGGCAATTCCCTTCAGGTGAAGAGTCTTACCGTCCTTGTCATCAGATTCTAAAACCATCTGAGCTTGGTCGAAACTTAAATGCTCTCGTAGATATGAAATTTTATTTTTCATCCAGTTTCTCTAATTATTTGATATGCTTAACTAATGATGTATCGTTACGTACAGAAGTTTGTCCAGCTTTGTCGCCTGTACCAGAACCAACTGGACCTGCAGACTTGTTGTTACCTGGGTAACCACTGCCTTGCTTGTTTAGTGCGGCACCATCCTTCATGCTTGACTTGGAACTACTAGCAATGTTCTTTTCAACACCTTTAGTAAACTCGCCTTGTGTTTTACCAACTAGACCACGTGAGCCTTTGTCAGCGTTAGGGCTTGTACCGTCCATTGCGCCTTCGCCTTGACTGGCTTGTGCAATGTTCTTAGCGTTTGCGCCACTTGTTGGCTTTTCGCTGTCAGCTTTTTGGTTGTATGAACTTTTTGCGTTTACACCAGATGGCATTTTTTCACCGGTGTTTGCACCAGCAATTTCACCTTCTGCGCGGCCTTTACGCTCTGCACCGTGCCCGTCTTTAACAGTTTCACGATACTCACGTAGACCCATCATTTCGTCTTGTGGCTCTTCTCCGCCTTCTTCGTCACCAAAGTCGCTGTCCATACCCATGTCAGCTTCTTCGCCGCCTTGAGCACGTTCTAGTTCAGCGAAAGCCGCTTCTAGTTCTTCAATTGCGTTCTTGATATCAAAAATTGCGTCGTCTTCGGACTTTTCATGACCTTCTTCATCATCATGGTCTGCACCAACTTCTTGACCTAGGTCATCAGTGGCATCACCTTCTTCGCCACCACCAAAGCCATCATCGGCTTCTAGGTTGTAAGAATCTTCTAGTTCTTCACTAGATTCATCCATGGCTTCATCTTCTTCTTGGTCTTCGTCCATTTCTGTTTCTTCATCGCTCATAGAATCATCCATGTCCTCTTCGGCTTCTTCTTCAGCGATAAGGTTTTCATAAATTGTGCGTGACTTCTCTACAACGATCTCATGAAAAAGTTCGTTAGCTTTTTCGTGTTCTTCGTTAACTAGATAGTCTAATAATTGTTCAAATTTTGTAGACATTGCGTATTTCTCCTTAGGTTACGGGCAAGGTTGTGTATTATATTTAAGGAGAATGTATATTACCTGTAGGAAACAGGCCTAAAACGAGCCGTTTGAGGCGAAACGAATCAGATATTGCATCTGATTTTGAACTTTTCTGACAAAAATATTTAGTTTAATGTTAGAAAAGTTCTCTGACTATATTACTGTGCGGCTTGCTCAGGAGGAGGTGCGGCGTACATTTTGCGTATCAAACCCATTTCTTCCTGTCTTTCTTTGTCGTGAGTTTCGCCAGCTTTACGTATTTCGCTTAACATTTTCAAAGTTAAGCGAGTTTTGCGCAGATCTTTTTTGCGTAAAACTGACGTATCGTTTTGGCTTAGATACCTGTTGTCGTCAACAGGTTCAGCATGCTCACGATCAAAATAAACAAATTCTCTTAGTAACATAGAACTATTTATGCGGCTGGCGGAGGAGTTGGACTTCCAGATCCAGGTGCTCCACCTGTGGCATCTGCACCCATTTCGCCTCCCATTTCTTCTGGAGGTGGCGAACTTGTGTCACTTAACCCACCAATATCACCTGACATGTTGTTAGCAGTGATGCCAGATCCACGTAGTTCTGCACTAGCGGACAGTTTAGCGCCTTCATCGACGTTTTCTTCTTTCCACATGCTTTCGTTTTCTGCAACTTCTTCAGCTGTCATGCCCAAGAAACGTTTCATAGCAAAGCGTTTTGATACAAATGGTACAGCAACCATGGTACTGAATGTAGTTACACGGGCCGTGTCCATTTCTGCTTGACGATAACTTGCAAAGTTTTGTGGAGGATTGAACTGAATATCAAAGATATTAGGGTCAATGTTAATACCTTTCTTGTTTAGATACAGCTTGAACTCAAGATCAAACTGTTCGTTCATTAGGGTTTGTAGTCGTTCGCAGTATTTGTTAAATCTAAGCTCTTGAATGTACGCGGTTCCAACTCGACCATCATTGAAGTTAGATCCTCCATCGTCAGAGCCGGTAGGTAGATAAGAACTAGGTATGCGTAAAGCACGGAACAACTTATTAGTAAAATACTTAAGATCATCAATTTCCCCTAAATTTTGTCCACCTTGCAGGATTTCAACTTTGCTTCCGCGACCTTCTGCTGTTTGTGGAAAGAAATAGTCTTCGTTTATGCTTAATGGATTGTATCCACTGTCAATAACACTTTGACTACCACCTGTGCTACTGGGAATTCTACGTTGATTCACTTCGTTTTTAACACGTTCAACAAATCCCATTGCCAAATGACTTGGCATATTACCTACGTCAATGTAAAATACTCTACGTTCAGGAGCACGTTGTACACGATAGATAATGATACTGTCTTCCAACAGTTCTTTCTGTTTGAATACTTTGAAAATACTTTCTAAAAGGCTGTTACCAAACGGAAAGTTGTTGTCAATACCTTCGCTCATGCTAATATGAATCACATGTTTAGCATCAATTGCGTATTGATTTTGATTTTGACTAAAACGACCACCAGTGGTGCTGGTAGGAAATGCTCCAACCATGCCACGACTTCCACCTGCTCCGCCTTGACCTGTGCCGTAACTTCCACCAAATGTGCTTCCACCACCTTGCACATTGCTAGGTTGTATAGCTGTTGTAGCAAGTGTTTCTAAGTTAGGATTAAAATCACGTATCATGTATTGTTCTGGCTTCTTGCCATCGCTTTCGTTTACAATGATTTTATCTACCTTGGCAGGATCTATATACATCCATGCCAGTGTTTCTGGATCACGTACAAAAAAACTGTCACCGTATTTGAACGCATTACGTACAATTTTAAAAATACGCTTGTCAAACTTGTTGAGCTTGGTCCATTGTTGCAGGGCCTTCTTGATAATCTTGATTTCTGTGCCGGTTGCCTTCTCTTTGAAGAAAGTTTGAAACGGTGTACGATTTTCATCGTTTGTTTGTGAACAGAACTCAGCCAAAATATCCAATGCCGCATTAACTTCTGAGTCTGCATCCATTGTATCATACTGTCCATAACGTTCTAAACGATTTGGATGGCCAGCATAGATATCTGGCAGATAACTGCTGTAATTCATTCTAGCTGGATTTGCTGATCCACCCATTGATCCACTTATTGGACTTAGATTACCTTTGGTAGCTACGGGTGTAAAATACTTTTTCCAAGACATGTAATTTTCCTAATTATGCAAATGCATCGCCGGACATGCCTTTTAAAGCATCATTATTACGTTTTGTGTAATCCGTCATTTCGGCTATGTATGATAGCATTTGTTTGTTTTGTGTATTTAACATGTTCATTAGGCTAGTGATAGCTTTATCGGATTCCCCTGTACGGGCTAGTAGAGCCGCAATGCTGTCATTGGATACCACGTTGCCGCTGGCTCCTACGTTTAATAACTCTGGGCCTTTTTCACCAACTAGATAGCTACCTGCATTGATTGGACCGCCACTGGCTTTGGGCTGTGGCATAACCGGTTTTACAATATCGTTGAAATCTTTATCTTTTACTAGTCCTTCTTTTTTGATGTCGTCAATTTGCCTTGTATAGGCTTTGACATCATTTTCGGCTATCTTTCTTTCAAACCAAGTTGAATTCTTATTTTCTAGTACTTTTTGATTTTCAGCTAGCTTTGCAACTGCTTCTTTTAATTCTCTCTCAGCTTGTTCTTCTTTGCTACCTGAACCAAACAGCATCCTACCAAATGTGGTATTTCTTGATTCTTTGACAATAAAGTCAAGTACATCTTTGAATACTGCTCCCATACCTTTTTTAATATCATCCCAAAATCCCATTATCGCTGGCTTGATATCTTTGGCCCAAAAATCCTTGATTGCTGTACCTACTGGTCCATCCATGAATTCCTTATAGGTCTTTTTAATATTATTCCATGCTTCGGTTGCTTTAGATGATAACGTATCAAAAAATTCTTTTGAAGTTTTTGCATTGCCAAGATCTTTGAACGCACTTCCAAGCCAGCCAGTAACATCGCCGAATGATTTTATTAATCCGTCTAACATTCCCGATAGTGGACCACCGTCCTTTGTTAAACCTTCGGCCATTTTCATAAATGTTTCGCTATAGCCCACCAGTTGTGTTGTTACCGGACCAAGCACTTTGTTCATCATAGCAGTTAAACCATTACCAAAATTCTGTATCGATTGATTAGCTTGTCCTAGTGCCGCGGCATTACCAGCACCTTGTTCGTCTTGACGTTTTTTTGCATTTTCATAAGCTTCGGCTATGGTAATATTGCCTTTTCTTAATTGTTGACCCATATTGATCATAGGTGCGCCAACATTGGTAAACATTTCGGCGTTCACTGCACGTTGTTGATCTGTCATACTGTTACTCCAATCAACAATATTACCGCTGGCCTTTCCTAATTTGTCTAACATTATTTTTTTTGCTTCTTCGGGAGAGTATCCTTTAATAACTAACTCTCTAGAAAGCTGTGCAATTTCTGTATACATGCCTCTGCTGGCTGTGTTTAAATCCTGTCCGGCTTTAGTGGTTGGTCCAATAATACCTTGACTTCCTAACTTGATAGCATCGGCTACCCCAGGTCCAAATGTGGCGCTAACAGTTTCTAACGAATCTAATACTGCCTTACCACCTTTGTCAAGACTACCTTTAAATAGCTGGAAGCCTTGGTCATTCATATTCTTTTTAAGTATGGCTTCAACATCAGCTTTTTGTATACCTGTTAATTTTGTCAATCCATCAAGCTCAACCAAATAATCTTTTGTTTTTTCTGCTAGCTGGTCAGATGTCAACGCATTTTTAGTACCCATGATACCTTGCCTAGCAATAACCATAGCTAGTCCAGCACCGGCCTCATCTGCTGTGTATCCTAGACCAAAAAGTTGTTTAGAAAATTTACTGCCAGGCCCTAACAATGCTCCGCTAGCTTGAGTAAATTTATCTATTCCGCTTTGCACATCAAACCCCATGGTTGAAAATATTTCACCGTTTTGACTTACGATTGCAGAAAATCCTTGCAATGATAATCCCGACTTGGCGGCCGCTGTACTCATGGCAAATAGATCTCCGCCAAAGCTGGCACCAGCTTTGGTCATGTTTCTATAAAATCCAGCAAGTTTATCCGCATAGTCAAAAACTTCTGCAATAATAGGAGCCAATCTACCCAGTAAAGGAATATCCTTAAACACCAACGCCAGTTGTCCCAGGGAAGCAGTACCATTCATTGCGGCTTTGGAAAAATCATAGAAATTGCCAGCTAAATCTGTTGCAGTGCCAACAATGCCGCCAATTACAGTACCTAGTAGATTAAACGGAACAGCTATTGCTTTGGCCGCAAGTCCTGCAACACTAAAACTGCTAGCGGCCGAGGAGGCTGCTGACGCCAATCCACCAGTTGGACTATTAGTAGCGGTGCCACCAGACGCTTTGATAAAATTTGATAAGTTTACGTTCATGGCCTTAGCCACTAATAGTAGTTCTTGTAGTGTAGCTTCTGATGCACCGTTCATATATTAAATTTGGCCATTAAATAGGTAGATAAATAGAATAACATAATCCTATTGATTATTTATCGGAGAAAAAACCATGCAACCAACAACCTTTCCAACGCCAGGAGCAAGACAAAATCCGTTGACTAGCTACATGCGTCAACCAAAGATTTATATCAAATTGCCCAGCCAAGGAAACTATTGGCCTGCAAAAAGTATCAACATGCCCGAAAATGGTGAAATCCCAGTCTACTCAATGACAGCAAGAGATGAATTGGTATTCAAAACTCCCGATGCATTGCTGAATGGACAAGCTGTAGTAGATGTTATTCAAAGTTGTATGCCAAATATCAAAGATGCATGGCAACTACCCAGCATCGATCTTGACATGATTTTAATTGCTATACGTTTGGCTACATATGGCGAAAAAATGACTATTAAACATACCATTCCTGTTATCAAAGAAGAAGTGGAATACGAAATTGATCTTAGAATGTTATTAGATCAACAGAGCCAAAATATCTGGGCTGAACAAGTAGCGATCGACGACAACATGATTGTGTACGTAAGACCTTTAACCTATAGACACATAACCCAGGCCAGCATCAAGAGTTTTGAAACCAGCAGGATCATGAACATGGTCAACGATGAATCTATACCAGATGATAAAAAAATTGAAATGTTCCAACAGAGCTTTGCCATATTGACCAAAGTCACAGTTGATATGCTCAGTGAAGGAATTTACAAAATAGTGACTCCGGACGCAGAAGTAACTGATAGGAAGTTTATACAAGAGTTTGTTAATAACAGTGACAAGGTGGTGTTTGAAAAAATCAATCAACACTTATCTGAGATGAAAAAATTAAACGATCTTAAGCCTTTGCAGTTCTCTACCACTGACGAACAAAGAGCACAAGGTGCTCCAGAAAGCTACGAAGTACCTATTAACTTCAATCAATCAGATTTTTTCGCATAAGGCTTTTGACTTTAACACTTGACGAAATCCAGGAAGTAGTTACAGAGTTAGAAAAAGAGTCAAAAGCCATTAAAGAAGAAATTTACAAACTAGCCTGGTACATGCGCGGTGCTATTAGCATCACAGAAGCATACACACTTGACACTCAAGACAGAGAAATCTTGAACAAGATTATCGTGGATAATTTACAGACTGCTAAAGAAACAGGGTTGCCGTTTTTTTAAATTTCAATACCCAAGAATCTACTTTGGTATCCGACACGACTTTCACTTAACCCACCTTGGTGTAATTTTAAGTTAGGTTTTCCATCTGTACCAGTTGCCTGTGTTTGATCTGCTGGTTCGGCTTGCGATTGTGCTGGTTGTTCCTGTTCTGGGTGAATAGTATTAAAGTACCCTAATACTTTTTTAGCGTCATCAGATGAAAATGCCGCAACTACTTGATGTAAATCTAGCATAGACATCAATGCACCACGTGCCATTTGATAATCTTGTTTCATGTGTGTCGGTATTGCCGCTACTTTTCCGGCGGCTGTTGCTAATGCACCCGGAGTGGCTTTAGCTATATCTGCGGCTTTGCTAGCACCTGTCTTTATACCTTGTACTGCTTGCGTACCTAGCTTACCGGCAATACGACCAGCTTTGGTCATTGTACCTGTATTAGGATTTTTAGAAAGATTGGTTGCTCTAGTTGGATCGTTGTACCCAAACTTGGCACCTTTTACAAAGTTACCAATACCTTTTTTAGCATTGCTGGCCATACCTTTGAGATCAAATTCGTCAAGTTCTAGACTTTCTCCCATGGCCACTCGTTTCTGCAACATTGTTCTAACTCGTTCAACATCGTCGCCTTTTAGGTGTTGTAACGATGTTAATAAACTTTTATCGCTTAGTGGATTCGCTACTTCAGCTGATTTTGGTGCAGATACATCACCAGCATTGCCCATAGCGTTTGAACCCGATACAGCAGTGGAAGCACCTGTGTTATTATTTACAGCTGGAGTACCTGATACCGCCGGAGATGATCCTGTGTTATTTGGCACAGCAGTATTACCAGTTGCCGCTGTGTTATTTGAATTATTATATGATTGTGACGAACTTCCGCCATCAAGCTGATCAGCTTGTGCTCTAAGTTTTTGTGCTTTGGCTTGATTAATAGCCTGTTTGCTGTCACCACTTACTGCACTTCTACCTGCGGTATATCCTTTACCAAATGCATCACCAGCGCCACGGATTCCACCTACTACAGCACCAGCACCTTTGGCTAGTCCTCCAGCAATAGAACCTATAGCACTTCCAATACCTTCTTCAGTATTGCTTTCTAAAATAATATCATTGATACGCATAAAAGGAATTCCTTGTCTTATTAAATTTTATTTATGTTATGAAATGAGCTAACGCTCATTTGCTATATCGCTTACGCTCATAGCATTTTATCTTCTTTAGAAGATTTAAGTATTATCCAGATTCCTTGGTCACACTTCGCCCTGCACCGGGCGAAAAAATGACATTATCCGAGTTCGAATAGTTCACACAGCGTTAGAGCATTACAGAGGCGGTCATCCGGTACCTCGAGCTCAGTCTTCATTGACGGCAGTTCATGTATATACGCTATCATACACATAAACCCAGGGTTTTTCTCCCTTCTTTTGGCCTTTTATTACATTTTCAAACAATCAAACCGCGGCAATTTTGCGATCCTCGTCCTGTAAAGGATAGTGATTGAGTACTCTTAACGGCGAGAGATTTCCGTCCCTGCGATCCGAGATCCAGGTTTAGAGCGCATGAAGTTGGCCTGCGCAAGCTGTTACCGTCTAGTGAGCCTAAGTTTTTTTGATTATGTGTGAGCCATGTACACGGACTTGTATGTGTCCATTGTAGTATTCGTCGGATTCTAATACCTTGCGGTCGAATTGTTCTCGGGCCTCAATGTAAGATGTTTCTGATTTGCTAGTACAATAATATAATATTTCGCGGGTAAATTTATCTATGCCTAGTTGTGTGATGTCTGCTGTTAAGTTAGGACTGGACCCGTAATATTCCTGCCAGTCACTGTCGATTTTGCTTCGAATTTTCTTTTTCTTCTTGGTGCCGTTCTTTAACTTTACAGTCTTGTAGGTCGTTTTACTAAACTTTGCTAATTTTTTGCCAATATATTTCCGCCCCGTAACTGTGTTAGTAATAAGATAAACAAAACCAACACATGTTTCAGGTAACTCTGTAACTATAGCACCTTGATACAGCCAAGTCAATTACTTTGCTGCCTTGGCTTCCTTGCGGGCATTCTTTTCAGCTGTGATTTCGTTGCGACGAGCTTTGACTAGTTTGCCTAGTTCTGCTAATGCCTTGCGACTGCGTGTGCCAGCGGCACTGTTACCACCGGTAAACTTAGCATCTTCTGCTAGGAATTCTGCAAAAGCGGCTTGTAGTTGTGTATTGGTATCATTCATGTTTATTCTCTTTTTTATTATGAACCCTGGGCGGTGAGTTTAATTTTCGAAGTGCAACAGTTTCTTTTTTTAAACGTCTGGCTTCGGCCCTTCCTTTTTTCTCAATTAGAAATAAATCCCAAACTAATGAGAGCATCTCTTTCTCTGTCTTTCTAAGTTCTCTCAACATCCTTCTAAGATCTTGAGCTCCTAGTTCTGTAGTTTTTTTTAAGAAATCTTGATTCCTGTTATGATAGTTGGCAATGGTGGTAACCATGCTGTTGTATAATTCTTTATATCTTTCAAGTTCAGGATTCGACATAATCTACATCATTACTATAGCTGGTAAACCCGTTTTCTTTTATTACTCTTAATACATTGTTTACTCTACCTACCAATTCGTCTTTGTGACTAATCAAGTATATATTCTTATTCCTCTCCCTGGCCATCTTTTTTAGGACCGCTAGGGCACTTTCAACACCGGCACTATCCATTCCAGCATCTACAAGTTCGTCGATAAACAATAGATTAATACTTTGGTAAAGTCCTTCCCATACATCTCGGAAAGCAAAACTCAAACTTAGAATCAATCTGTTACGTTCACCGCGTGATAAATTATCAAAATCTAAATCTTGTCCTAATTGTGTAATCTCTACTGTTAAATCATTTTGGAAAACTACACGATGTGGTAAACCGAGTTTATCGATATAGTATCCGAGACGTTTATTCAAGTAGGTAAGATTCTGATCGATAATTTTCTTGCGTATAAAACTGTCTTTGTTAGTCAGTAATTTATATAAGAATTCTTGATGATCTCTTAATTTTGAAAGCTCGTTGATCAGGTCCCAAGTTATTTCTTGTATAGCTGTTTTCTTTAATTCTTCGATTTGTTCTTCGAACGGATTGGACTTATTAATTTCGTTTGTAAGTTGCTTTTCCAAACTATCTACATTATTTTTATGTCCCAGTGCTTCTGCTTCTGTATCGTAAAAGGTTGCAGGTCTCTTTGGTAATTCACCTATTTCTGCGATACTTTGATTAATACCTGCTAGGTCGCTGGTTACTTTATCAAAGTATGTGACAGCATCAACAAGACTTTTTTCAGCCATAGCACTCATTTCTTCGTGCTTGTGATCGTGTAAAGATTGTTCACATGCTGGACAAGTTTTATCTTCTAGCTTTTCTAATTCTTTGGTATACTTGTTTACAGTTTTATCGGCTTGGCTTAATGCGGCTTCTAGTGTTGCTTTTTGCTTGCCTAGATTTTTTATTGCTGTATTATTATCTTCCCATTGCTTTAGAGACTGGTGAGATTCTAACTCTGCTGTAATATCGACTCCTTCAAGTTTCATTATAGCACGACCGAGATTTTCTATATCTTGATCTTTTTTACTTTCCCAAGCACTACTTTTAATGGTTAGACTATCAATACTTTTCTGTACATTCTCGTTAGCAGTTTTAACACTTTCAATTCTAAATTGTTCTTTTTGTATAGAGTCTTTGGTTTCTTTAACAAGTGCTTTAAGATTTTCTGCTTTTTCACTAAGCATGGTAATACCTAGCAACTGCTCGATGATTTCGCGTTGTTCGGCCGCCTTCATTGACAGAAACGGCTCTGTATAGGTGTTTAACGCAACCAAGTGTTTAAACATGGTATGTGACATTTCTAGCATTTGCTCAATGGCTTTCTGCGTTTCTCTGCTGTCACCTTGACTATCATCTTCCTCTTTAGCGTCTTTTAACTGCTCATCGTTAACAAATAATCTAAGTATATTGGGCTTACGACCACGTTCAATTCTGTATAGAATTCCGCCTTTTTCAAACTCTACTGTTACCAACATGGCCTTGCCGTTGGTTTTATTAATAAGGTTTTCCTTGCGGATATTGGTTAATGCTTGCCCGTATAGTGCATAGCTTAACGCATTGATAATTGTGGTTTTACCTGTGCCATTACGAGACCCTGTGTCATCTCCTCCTAGATCTAGGTTAGCACCTAGCACAAGTGTTAGGTGCTCTTTATCAAAGTCTACTGCTTGGGTTTGATTACCTACACTTAGAAAGTTTTTTACTGTTATATTTTTTAATTTAAACATTAGATATTTCTATAAATTTCAAGTAGCATTGCTTTGTCAAACTGTTCCGACTCAATATTAACCAATTGTTCTGAAACAATTTGATCAACACTTTCGAACTGCTGATCTGGATTATCGTCTACTGTGCCTTCAAGGTTAGTTTTATCTTGTATAAGACTGATCTCTCTGATGTCGTATTCGTTGACGAATGTTTCTTTGATAAAATTTGCCTCTTCATAACTGATGTCAATGTCAAGATGCACTTTTAAATGCATCTTGCTTTTCATGATTGAGTCTTTTTTGTCAATAAGGTCGCTAAGTTTAACAGTACGATACTTGGGAGCATCTGGCCAGTTAATAAATTCCGGCTCACCTCCCCATTCTAATGTCATCATACCTCTATCATCATCCCATGCATCAGAGAAGTTGTGAGGAAACGCATTTCCTATATAGATTACCTTTTGATTGGATTGGCGTTTGTGAAAGTGCCCGCTGAACACATAGTCAGGAACCGTAAAGTCCTCAGCATGCAATTCTCCATGATCTGGCATCTGCACCATTGCGTTCATAAAGAATTTAGGCAATTCAAAATGCCCAAACACATACTTGCTTTTGATCCCACTCATGACCTTCCATTCATCACCTACTAACCAAGGTACAAGGGTAACATCACCCCGGGTCATAATACTGTCTACAACAGTGACGCCTGGAACGTGCCTACCAAAAGTACTCGAGTGAATGTCACGCTTGTCTTTATAAAATAAATCGTGGTTACCAGGAAACCAATAAAAGTTTTCAAATGCCGCGCCCAGTTTTTCAAGGCATCGCAAGCTGGAATCTAATGTTATAAGATTTAGACTGTTACGGTTGTGGCTCCAGTCACCTAAAAATATACCAGTTTCGCAACCTGCGGCCTTGGCTTCGGCAATGTACCAATCTACAAATTCTTCGCAGTCTTTAAGATGTGCAGTTGAGTTGCCTTTTAGGCCAAAATGTATATCAGTAAAACATGCTACCTTTTTAAACAAGGTCATAAAGTATTCTCCTAACTAAAAGTTTAACAGGCTGATTGGGCAATGTCAAGCGGTAGGAGTAGATTCTTCGTCCTCTTCTTCAGGTACATCTTCGCTTTTTGGCATACGCATATTTTTGTATAGCTCTGCTTGCCGTGCAATTTCTTCTGCGTATTCTTGGCTGTTCTGTCTAGTCATACTCGGTGCTAGTCCTGCTTCTTCTAACAAATCATCTCGGATGTTTTGACTTTTCTTTTCAATGTTTAGAATTCTGGTAAAGCTGTTTGTTACTGCGGCAGTATAGTAAGCAAACGGATTATCGGACTTTGATTCATCAAACTGTAGACCAATCTGACTTAGCTGTAGGATAGCCTGCCCCTTCATTTCGTCAACATAGGTGTATCCTCTCCAGTTGCTACGCTGTGCGTAACGCTCTGATAATTTGATATACATTTTGCCTAAGTTTTCTGTAATGCGTCCGTGATCCTTGCTGAAGTGTCCGGTATCTAGCGGACCTTTCCAGTGACTTTTGCCAACGCATATTAGTTCGTCTTGGTCATCAAATTTCCAATGTTGATACGGAGGAAAGTTCACTTTATCGTGTGCATCTGCTGTAGTTTTAGTGGTCTTTTTACGACCCGGTGCTAGCGGAATATGTTCGAAAGTCATTATTCTAATTACAATATCAGTTTTGGCAATTGTTTTGTAATCTGGAGTGACTTCGAGTAATTTGGTTTTTTTATCTCCGGCAAGTCTTAGTTTATTAAATGCTTCGATGCCTAGTCTTTTTGCCCGAGCACGTTTAGCCTCTGCAATGGTGCGTATGTTGATTTTGTCTAAATTTGGAAGAATTAAATCGTGTTGACTGTATTCTGGTTTTTCATAGACTGAAAATGAACATTTGCTACGGTGTATTTCTGCTAATAAATCTTTGTTGTTTAAGTACTTAACTTTTCTTGTGGTTACAATGGGTGTGGACATGTTGTTATTATTTTCCCTTTAGTTGTTAGTATACAACAGATTAAACATCTGTCAACCGAATATAATTAAATTAGCCTTTTATTTATTGGTTAAATAAGCTATAGAGGAATAAAATATGCCTACAACCTACACTCAAGCCACCTACACTCAAACGATTGATTCGTTAAATTCGGCACTGGCTAAAACACAGCCCGGAACACCGGCATATACATCGATCCTAAATCAAATAAACACAGTTAAAAACGACTATACAACACAAGTTAAGGTGTCTATTGACAATGTACAAGCGGCGCAACAGCAAACAGCCAGTGCATCTCAAACCGGTAATATAGCCGCTATCTTAGCCGGCCAGGCGGCAATAGTTGCCGCTACATCATTAGTTAAATCGCAAAAAAGCACAATTGATCTATCGACTAAATCCACCGATGCAGTAGAAAATACAATCAAACCTACTAACGATAATGCCGCTACTACTGCATCAGCAGACAAAGTGGCAAACGCAGGTGTAGTTGGAAACCCTAACGGAGATCCTAATCCTAATGCTGTAATTACTCCCGGCACTGGTAGTAACCCTGTTGCCAATGTTGATATTACTGGTCAGATGCAAGGCAAACTTGATACATCGATGCCAAAAATACCTGCTCCGGTAACACCGACAGTTATTTCTAAAAACTCATCAGGTCCTCCGGATCACCGTGTAAAAATAATTGTGCCAGACTCATATATTCAAATGGCAACTCGTGGAAATATCATGGATGGTAGTGGCGGCCATATTTTTACTAATCATGGAATTGTATTTCCTTATACACCTACTATTAGTTACGAGCATAAGGCAGATTACACAGATCAAAAAATTATGCATAGTAACTATAATCAATACTTTTATCAAAGAAGTTATGTAAGTCCTTTCACTATCACTGGCAAATTTACAGTACAAAACGATGGTGATGCCATGGCCTATCTTGCCACAGTACACCTACTAAGATCGTTAACAAAAATGCTATACGGTGGAGATACTGGTGACGAAATGAGTGGGTCACCACCACCTGTTTGTAGATTAAAGGCCTACGGAGATTACATGCTTGACGGAGTTCCTATTAGCATAACTGGTGTAAAGTTTGAATTGCCAGATGCAGTTGATTACTATACGCTAGGCAACGTGTCACCTAATAGAGTATTTGGACGTACTACGGTTCCAACATTATCAAGTATTACCGTATCATGTATTCCTATGTACAGCCGTGCTGAACAACAAAAGTTTTCTGTTAAGAGTTGGCTTGCTGGCGACCTAAGAAAGAAAGGATATCTATAAATGACTATCTACAGTAAAACAAGTCCTTACTATACCACTGGATATGCTAGCGGATATTTAGATGTAATTAATTTTAGAAATATTCCAGCACAAACTGATGACATTTATTTTGAAATAACAAAAAATTATGAAAATCGTCCTGACCTATTGGCTTATGATTTATATAAAGATGTAGGCCTTTGGTGGGTGTTTGCTGTGAGAAATAGATCAACAATTAAAGATCCAGTGTTTGATTTTGTTGCAGGTACAAAAATTTATATACCAAAGATTACCACAATCAGAACAGCATTGGCAGGTGCCTAATTATGCCTATTGATTTATCCGCTACTACTAGTACAGCCTTTACTACAGGATTAAAATTTATAGATCCAAAAGTAGGCAACGTACTAAACAATTACAGATCATATACTTATAATTTTACTCTAGATGCATTACCTACGGAATTTGCAAATGACCCTAAAAAATGGGAATTGTCTGGTGCAGAAGCGGCATCGGCACCTTATAGAATTTTAAAATCAGGCGGCAAAGGCACCACAGGTCTAAAAACTCCAAGCGGTCCAACGTCGGCGCAAGTTGAGGCAAATACTAATTTGCAAACTGATCGAGCAGCCACAGTAGAATCTATTGCGGCGTCTCAAAAAAATATAGATACTTTGCAATTTAATGCAGATCTAGTTCCTGGTTTTAATAAAAATAGTCCAGGCAGATTTGATTTTTTTATTGACAAGTGGGAAATGACCACTTCGTACTCCCCGAGCGATTTATACGGATTTATTCCAAATGCCAACTTTAATTTCACAGTTGTAGAACCTTATAGCATAAATGGATTTCTAGAAGTATTACATGCGGCTTCAGTTGCCGCTGGCTATACTAGTTATATGGCCGCAACATTTTTAATGACTCTTAAATTCCTTGGTTATCCAGATAATGACTCTGCAGATTCCCCTGCAGAGCCAGAGGAAGTGCCGCATTCTACTAGATCGTGGCTTATTAATATCACTAATGCTTCCTTAGAAGTTACAGAAAAAGGTTCAGTATATGTTTGCCAAGCTACTGTAACTAGTGGATTTGCAGTGGCAGATAGTAATAATAAACTTAAAAAAAGTATCACATTTGAAGGCAGGACCGTGCAAGATTGTCTTGCAGGTCCGTTAGATTCAGAAAGACCTGCTAACTATGCAGGAAACGATTTTGTCACAAAAGTTAATCTTTTACAAAAAGAAAGTACCAAAGACCGAACAGGCAGTGATATCTATGATGAATATCGAGTATATTTTCCTGAGGTAACCGATACCGGAGACCTGGATTATACCAAAGTTAACAAGATAGGTCGAACAAAACTGGCAGATAGCGCACAACTGTTAAAAAGTAGTGGAATGGAAGATCCACAAACTACTGAGAAAAAAACAAATTATAAAAACAAGCCAGAGGATACTAGCACAGAAATTACCAAACTAGATCCTGCAACAGGCAAGTACCAGCTTCAATTTCCTGAAAGTTTTAATATAAGTGATCTTATCACAAACATTATACGAGACAGTGAATTTTATGCCGACTTGCTAAAGTCTCTAAAAGAAAATTCGGGTAGTGTAATTGATCAGCACGGATATATTGATTACTTTAGGTTGCGTACCGAAGTAGAATTATCTAAAGCAATTAACCCTGAAACAAAAAAACCAAAATCAATTTTTAAATTTATTGTTACTCCATTCAAGGTTCATATTAGTAACTTGTCAAAAGGCATACCTACTCCGTTATGGGATGCTACTAAGTATCCTCCATTTGTGGTAAGAACCTACAACTACATGTACACAGGAAAAAATGTTGATGTGATCAATTTTAAATTGTCTTTAAATGGATTATATCATGCCGTGACTCCTGTGGAACTAAACAATGATGTAATACAATCTACCTACGGAGCTGGTCCTTCAAATTCAACTGATATTACTTTTAAAAATCTAACATCTAGTAACGATGTAGCCCAGCTTCAAAACGGTGTGGCAACATCAAGGGCCGGCAGTGTACCGTATGTTCCTAAAGAAGGCCCGGGACTGCCTAAATCGGATAGTCCTTACAGAAATATTGCAAGGAGTATACATACACAATTTTTAAACTTTCACGAAGCGGCAATGTCGCTCACAGTAGATATCATTGGCGATCCTTTATATATTGCTACTAATGGTATGAATGGTCTAATCCAAAACAAGGACGGAGCCGGATTCACAAGCAACGGAGAGGCCGATTTTATAACTTATCAAGTGCCAGTTAGTATAACATTTAGAAACCCAGTAGATATAGGCAAATCCGGTTTTATGGATTTTTCTGAAGATCAGATACCCTACAGTGGCATATATCAAGTGACCAGTATCAATAATTATTTCAATGAAGGAATTTTTAAGCAACGTCTTAACATGACAAGATTAAGTGGTCAACTGGAAGGCAAACCAATTAAGGTAAAAGATTATTCAGATCTATTTGAAGAATCTGCAAATCCACTTGATCAAATTACAACAGACACAACCGAAGGTGCGCCAAACGTTGCCGGTAAAGTATCTGATGCTACAATAAAAAGACTAGGTGGTACAGTATTATCAAATTTAGGAAAAGCTGCCGCACTAGTCGGAGCTGCCGGATTATTAAAGAATGTATCAGGACAAGCGGCAACGGTATTAGCCGCATCATTAGCAGTACCGGCAGTTATCGGTGTAGCAAAAAGTGCAATTGATACAGTCAATAGTTTGGCATCAAAAGCCACAGGTTTAATAGGGGATGCAAATAAAAAAGTTGCATCTGCACCGAACGTGTCTGCAAGTACAGATCCTACTAACAATATTACCGCCGCAGCCAAAGCCAACATACCTGTAGATATATTAACCCAGGATCAGTTGGCAAATATTCCAAAATCTGCTCCTCCTGCTACTGCTCCAGGACCGCAAGTTGATGTATCGACATTGCAAAGTTTATATAAATCTGGTGGAGTAGCGGCCATTGCTAAAGCATATGGCGTAAAAGATATTACTAATATTTCTCCTACAGAATTGCCACTAGGTACGGTAAAAATGATAGAAGAAACAATAACGCCGTCAAATCCTTTGACAACATTAAAAGGAGTAGTAGCTAATGCATCTAGTGTAGTTGATGCTTCGATAGTAACTGACAAACTAGCGTCGGCACAAACATTGCTAAATGGCGCACAATCAGTGGTAACAATTATACCACGAGATGCTAGTCAAGCTACATCTATTTTGACCCAAGCGGGTAGTAACGTGACCAGCCCGCTAACTAAAATATTACAAGGATAATCAAACATGGGATTTGACGGAAGACGAAAAGGCAAATTACCGCATCCGGGTCCGTACCTGGCAGAGATAACAAACCATCTAGATTCTACTTATATGGGTAGATTAGAAGTTGCGTTAAAAAAAGGTACTCCTAGTAGCGCAGGTTCTCAAGGCGAAACATACATTGTAAAGTATCTAAGTCCATTTTATGGAATAGCACAAACACGATATCAAGGTAACAACTCCGGGTCATTTGACGATGTACAAAAAAGCTACGGCATGTGGATGATTCCGCCCGATGTAGGTTCAACAGTAATGGTTATATTCATTGAGGGTGATCCTAACGAAGGCTATTGGATTGGTTGTGCAATGAATGATACCTTCCAGAATCACATGGTTCCCGGAATAGCCGCCAGCGACAAAGTTATTATGACTCCGGAGCAACGCAAGAGATACGGTAGTGATTATTTGCCTGTTGCAGAGTTCTTGAAAAAGACACAAACAGGACAAAATCCAAACCCCGAATCCTATGCAAGACCAGTGCATCCTTTTGCCGATAGACTGCTAGCGCAAGGTTTATTATTAGATAAAGTTCGTGGTGTAACATCCAGCAGTGCTCGACGTGACGTACCTAGTAGCGTTTTTGGAATAAGCACACCCGGCCCATTAGATCCTAATGGAAAAAAAGGAAAAGTAGGATACGATGGAAATAAACAAACTCCTGTAAGCAGACTTGGCGGTGCAACTTTTGTCATGGACGATGGAGATGTTAATGGCGAAAATGAACTAGTTAGAATTAGAACAAGAACAGGACATCAAATTCTAATGCACAATAGTCACGATCTTATCTACATTGCCAACGCCGCAGGTACAGCCTGGATAGAAATGACCGCTCAAGGCAAAATAGATATCTATGCAGGGGATTCGGTCAGTATTCATAGCGAGGCTGATTTCAACTTCCGCGCCGATAGAGATATAAATTTGGAGGCTGGCAGAAATTTTAATGTCAACATAGGCAATGACCATAGTGTTAATCTTGTTGGTGATTATAGTTTTATTGCAAATGACGGAAAATTAAAATTTACAGGTTCTTATGATAAAACAATAGGAACTGATATGAAAATGACTGTAGGATCTGCCCTACACATTGGATCGTCAAAGTTATATATGTCATCTGCAGGTACACTTGATCTTAAAGGTTCTACTAATAATTTTACAGCCAGCGGCGACACAAATATTGCCAGCGGCGGCAATCATTTAGAAACTGCCGGAAAAATACATATGAATGGTCCTGCAGCCGGGCAGGCCGCCGCCGCGACTGCGGCAAATGCTCCTAGCCCGTTGGGATTGTTTAACTTACCTAACAGAAGTGCCAGTGCTGGATGGGGAGATGGCAACTATTATAATGCTGGCTCTATTGCTAGTATCATGCAACGTGTGCCAACTCACGAGCCCTGGGATCAACACGAAAACATCGATCCTGTTAGATTTACAAAAACTTTTACAGACACTGTAATTGGACAGTCACCGGGCGATGTTGCTAATTCATCTGCTAACCAGTCTTTCCCTCAGCCTAACAAAGATGTTCCTGCAGACTGGAGTAAAGATTTAGATTTTATTAATAAAGTAAAGGATGTTTGTAAAGGACTTGGATGCAATTACATTGATTTATTATGTTGCATGCAATTTGAATCTGGCATGAATCCAGCACAACCTAACCTACAGGGCGGAAGTGCAACTGGATTGATTCAGTTCATTGAAAGTACTGCAAAAAATCTTGGAACAACTACTGCATATCTAAGAACTCTGACTCGTGTACAACAGATGGATTGGGTAGAAAAATATTTCAAAGCTACTCCTATATCCAAGGTACCTAATCCAACATTGTCCGATGTTTACATGTGTATCCTAGGACCGGCCTATTGCGGCAAGCCAGACAACACGCCTGTGTATTCTAAACCGTCGCCCAACTACTACGGAAACGCCGGACTTGATATAAACGGCGACGGAACCATTACCAAAGAAGAAGCAACAGCCAAAGGCCCTGCAACAAAACGTGCCTACGTAATGCAACAATTGGTCAACGCTGGTGTTGAAAAACCCGGCTAATTTAGGACAATAAATACAGTATGCCATACAAGTCTAAAGAAATCACTAATGCTAGATCAATAAATCAAGCGACCACACAAGAAAGCCACTTTTATAAAGGGTTTAGTTCTGTAGGGGATACCTCTTTTGGTACACGTCTTTATGATTTTGAATTAGTAAAACAAGACATCATCAATAATTTTAACACTCGTAAAGGTGAAAGATTAATGGATCCCGAGTTTGGCTGTGTTATTTGGGATCTGCTAATGGAACCGTTAACTGATAGCGTAAGAGAACAGCTGACTACGGATATTGCGGCAATTTGTAATAAAGATCCTAGAGTATATCCAACACAAATTAAACTTACCGAGCTTGATTCTGGGTTCCTATTAGAGCTCACACTGGTGCTAAGACAAACTAACCAATCTTCAAATTTAAGATTAACTTTTGATCAAAGTATTGGACTACAACAATAATGTACCTACTTTATCTAACAAATAAATATGGTATAACCGAAAAAAACTATGATTCCATCAACCAACAGTAAACTTTTAGTCGCAGAAGATTGGAAAAAGATATATCAATCTTTTAGAAATGCTGACTTTAAAAGCTATGATTTTGAAACATTAAGAAGAACAATGATAACCTATCTTCAGGAAAATTATCCTGAAGATTTCAACGACTTTATTGATTCAAGCGAATACATTGCTCTTATTGATCTAATTGCCTATTTGGGTCAAAACCTAAGTTTCCGCATTGACCTAAACGCCCGTGAAAACTTCTTGGAAACTGCACAGCGCCGGGATAGCATACTGCGTTTGGCACAGTTAGTTAGCTATGTACCTAAGCGTAATACTCCTGCCAGCGGCTTTTTGAAATTAACGGCAGTATCTACTACAGATAATGTTATTGACAACAACGGAATTAATCTAGCAAATACAACTGTAGGATGGAATGACAGCACAAATATCAGCTGGTATCAACAGTTTATAACCATAATGAATAGCGCAATGCCTAGCAGTTATACATTTGGAAATCCTTATGGCAGAAGCACAATCAATGGAGTGTTGACAGAACGATATAAAATTAACAGTTCGAATACTGACGTGCCGTTGTACAGTTTCCAAAAAAATATCAACGGTTCCAGCATGAGTTTTGAAGTAGTCAGTTGTTCTTTTGAAGGATCAACCACTGTATACGAAGAAGCACCTAAGCCTGCTAATATGTTTGGATTTTTGTATCAAAACGACAATAAAGGTTCGTCAAGTCCAAATACTGGATTCTTTGCACATTTCCGCCAAGGCGCATTAAGCCTATCAAATTTTAGTCTTGACAATCCTGTACCTAATGAAATTGTTGGAGTTAACACTTCAAACATTAACGATACTGATGTATGGTTATGGCAGTTAGATGCCAACAACAATTATACAACACTATGGACTAAAGTCAATGCCCTGGTAGGTAGTAACATTATCTATAACAGTTTGAATAATGATATTAGAAATATCTATAGTGTAACAACTAGAGATCAAGATCAGATTGATTTAAACTTTGCCGACGGCAGTTTTGGTAACTTGCCTAAAGGTCAATTCAGTTTATTTTACCGTCAAAGTAATGGATCAACATATACAATTAAACCAGAGCAGATGTCTGGTATTGTTGTGCAAATTCCTTATAAAAATAAATCTGGACAACAGCATACGCTTACCTTAACTCTTTCTTTACAGTACACAGTTAACAATAGCACAGGTCCAGAATCTAATACAAACATTAGAACCAAAGCACCGCAAACTTACTATACACAAAATCGTATGGTAACTGGTGAGGATTATAATATTGTTCCATTGACACTGGGAAGTAACATATTAAAAGTAAAAAGTATTGCCCGTGTAACAGGCGGACTTAGCAAATATTTTGATCTTTCAGATGTCACAGGAAAATACAGTCAGACAAATATTTTTGCATCTGACGGAATGGTATATCAACAAAATCAAGAACAAAAATTTGAGTTTACTTTTACTACACGAAATGATGTGTTCTCTGTGGTTAAGAAGAAACTTGAACCTATTGTGTCTTCGCCGTCATTGAGATCATTTTATTTAGATAGATATGATAGACCCAATCTTGGCAGTTTGAATTTAACATGGGTAAATGTTAATACTGTATCAAATCAATCTAAGGGATATCTGCAATCGGCATCGTCTCCGGTGGCTGTTGGAGAGTTTAACGATAGTAATTTAAGATATCTTACTGTGGGAGCATTAATTAAATTTGCACCACCTACCGGGCAATATTTTTCTTCGAGTGGAAAATTAACCACTGTACGTTCTTCTGATACTACCGACTATAGATGGGCTACTGTAATTTCTGTTACCGGCGATGGTAGCAATTCTGGATTAGGCACATTAAGTGATGGCACCGGTCCTATCGCGTTAAGTGATGTTATTGATTCCGATGCAGTACCTATTGAAATTATTCCAAAATTTGTCAGCACCTATGCTTATAGCTTTGAATCAGAAATTGTTAACCTATGTTTGGCAAAAAGTAATTTTGGTTTGAGTTTTGATGCTCTTGCTAGAAAATGGAACATTATTGCAGATACAAACTTAGACTTGATTAACGGATTTAATTTAGAATATCAAAACGATGTTACTAATAATAATCTAGATGCCAGCTGGATGATTGCATTCGTATGGCAAGGTGCTAGCTACCAGGTAACATACAGAGTTACAGATTACATATTTGAAAGCGAAAGAGAAACAGCATTTTTTGTCGATTCAACAAACATCAATTATGACTTTGTAAACGATACTGTAATCAAAGATAAAATTTCTGTATTAGGTATTAATACAAGTCCAATGAATTACGGCAACGCAGAAGTAACTATTGCATCTGTAGGGGCTTACGGCAGTATAAAATCTTTCAACATAGTTAATAGTGGAACTGGATTTGTATCAACTCCTTCTCTTAGCTTTGCTAACGGTCGTAATGGATATTTTATTCCTATACTTAAAAATGGTTCTATAAGCAGTGTTTACATTGTAAATTCAGGAACAGCATATACTGTAGGCGATTCGGCAATTATTCAAGCATCAGACTCTGCTTACTCAACATTGCCGTTAGGTGCAGATTTTAATTGGCAAGTTGATTCTGCTATTGTTGAATCTGACGGATATGTTGAACCAAAAAAAGTTAAGGTAAGTTTTTATGATTATAATAATTCAGGACAAATATCCGACCCTGATACGTTTAAATCTATTGTTGCACCCTCTTCGTTAAATCCAACAACAGGATACCAAGACAAGTTTGTTTATTTCCAAACACTTTCAAATGGAAATAGATATCAACTTTCTACAGAAACATTTATTGCTTACCCTACTCCGGCTGATGCTGATGATGCAATAACAGCAGGAACGATCACTCCTGCTACCGGAGATTTATTCTATTTTTATAATAGTGCATACGATGTTGTTAATACCTATTCGTTATCAACTGTAACCAATTTACATTCTTGGATATATCAACCGTCGTATTTTGCTCGCCCAGGCAGAACAGGATTGAAATTCCATTATGTGCATAACAGTGGTGAAAATAGAAGAATAGATCCTAGCAAGAGTAATATAATTGATATCTATATGCTAACTGCTGATTATGATTCGGCTTTTAGAACATGGTTAACCACAGGCACCGGAACTAAACCTTTGCCTCCTACAACCCAGAGCCTAGAAAGCAATTACGGAACATCTTTGGAATTGCAAAAAACCATTAGCGATGAAATTATTTTTCAGCCAGTAAATTATGTAGTATTGTTTGGAACAGAAGCTGATATAAATCTGCAAGCAACATTTAAGGCAGTTCAAAGTCCATCTAGTACAATGAGTTCTAACTCGTTGATAACAGGAATACTTGATGCAATAAACAGTTTCTTTGCACTAGAAAATTGGGAGTTTGGTCAAAGTTTTCACTTCAGTGAATTATCAACCTATGTTATGAATTTAATGACTCCTGATATTACTAACTTTATAATTGTGCCAAAAATAAATTCGTTTGGTGGCCTATACGAAATATCATGTCAGACAAATCAAATTTTTATCAGCGGAACCTCTGCATCAGACATACAAATAATTAGTGCAATTACAGCATCACAGTTATTATCTACTGCAACCATTGTAACAAGTATCGGATCATAAAGAATGGCTAATTCAATCAAAACAATTAATTTGTTGCCCGAGTTTTTAAGAACAGATAAAAATAGCAAATTTTTATCTAGCACTGTTGACCAATGGATTAAAAAACCAGAACTAGAACGTATTGATGGATACGTGGGATCTACATTGACTCCTACTTACAATTCTACTGCCGATGTTTATATTTCAGAATCGTTGCCTTTAAGAAAACAATATCAACTTGAACCTGCGGTTGTAATAAAAGATAATCAAAGTATTGTAACTGGTGCAGTAGCCATTGACGACCTTGTTAACGAAATTTCTATCAAAGGTGGACAAACAGGAAATTTTGACAAACTATTTAGAAGTGAATTTTATTCGTACGATCCGCATATTGATTTGGATAAGCTAGTTAACTATACTGAATATTATTGGTTAACAACTGGTCCAAATACTGTTGTTATAAGTGGACAACCTACAAATACAACAAGTACGTTTACCGTGGTTGATAATGAAGTTAAATCTGCATTTATTTTTACACCTAACGGACTAACACCAAACCCGATTGTTACCTTGTATAGAGGAAATACATATAATTTTGAAATAAGTTCAGTATATAAATTTTATGTAAAAACTGATTCATCATCTGGTCCTTTTGGTTTGTTAACTAGAAATATAACAAATAACGGAATTACAACTGGCACTATTACATTAACGGTTGATCAATACACTCCTGAAACTTTATATTATATTTCTGAAACAGATGACAAGGTACAAGGACAATTTGTTATTAAAGATTCTACACAAAATTCGATAATTGATGTAGAAAAAGAAGTTATTGGGAAAAAGAGTTATAGATCAGGAACCGGAATTGAATTATCAAACGGAATGAAAGTTCGTTTTGGTGGAACGGTTATCCCTGAATCATATCAAAATAAAGAATACTGGGTAGAAGGTGTTGGTGAATCTATTAGCTTGATAGATTATGAATTATTATCATCCCCTGAGGCAATGGCCAGTGTATTTGACGAAAACTTTGATGCTACTGGATTTGACGATTATCCGTTTGATAATTTTAAAACACTGCCGATTACCCCCGAGTATATTACTATTAATCGTGCCAGTAAAGATTTAAATCCATGGTCTAGATACAATCGATGGGTTCATTCGGATGTAATTAGAATTAGTGCAGAAGCATCTGGGCAAGATCCGGTATATTCAGTTAACCTTAGGGCAAAACGTCCTATTATTGAATTTAAAGCAGATTTAAAATTATATAATTTTGGAACAACTGGTGCAACAAACGTTGACCTAATTGACAATGTGACGCACGATGCATTTTCAGCTGTCGAAGGATCTGCTGGATATTATGTTGACGGACTTTTATTACAACAAGGGCAACGAATTATATTCAATGCAGATACTGATTCAACTGTAAGAGAAAAAATCTACGAAGTAAATTATGTTACTGTTAACGGATATAAATCAAGATTACAATTAGTTCCTGTAACCACAAGCATTTCCGGATGTTCTGTTTCTGTAAATTACGGAAATGATTTTGCAGGTACTGCATGGTGGTACAACGGATCTAATTGGGTATATGCTCAACAACATAACAAACTTAATCAAGCTCCTTTATTTGATTTATTTGACAAAAATGGTTATAGTTACAGCGATACCACTGCTTATCAAAGTAATTTTAGTGGAACTAAAATATTTGGTTACGAAGTAGGTACCAACGGTGCTAATGATGCTGTATTAGGGTTTCCTTTAAAATATAAAAATAGTGTAGGCGTTGGTAGCTATCTTTTTAAAAATTATTTTACTACAGATCAAATTTCTGTTTCAGTTAATAACGTTGAAACTATTAGTGTATCAGCAGGGCAAACATTTTTAAAATTTGCTCACGCCGCAGGCGATGTATATTCAAATGTATGGACAGCCACTGAGCCATATCCTATTCCGTTGAACGCAAATGGATATTATGATACACCTTTAGGACTTACAAATAATCCACTAAACGGACCTATTTCTAATTTTACTCTAAGTGAAATCAGCGATCATCTTGGAACTGCTGTTGCTAGATTGCCTAACTTTGTAGGAGCATTCCCAGGAGTTAGTAATTTACGTGACAGGCCAGATGTTGCTAGATATGCCAGCAGATTAATTTCAAATGCAAATCCTATGGCATTTGCACATTTGTTTATTGGTAAAAAAGAACACAGCATCGTTGATGCAGTTACAAAAGTAGGCGACCAATACAATCAATTTAAAATGTCATTTTTGAATAAAATGATATCAGTTGGAAATCTTAACAATCCAATTGCATCAGTTGATACAATTTTAGCAGAATTAAATTTAGGAAAAAATTTACAATCTCCTTATTTCTTATCTGATATGATTGCCTATGGCAATGACAAAGTAACCAGACAATGGACTGTAAAAAATATTAGAAATACAGTCTACCCTATTTCTGCTGACTTTGATCCTGTTGCTTTAGGTTTAAGATCGGTACTAGTTTATTTGAATGGATCTCAACTGGTATTAGGGCAAGATTATAATTTTATTACCAACGATTCATCAATAGAAATTTTAACCACATTAATGCTGGGCGATGTAATTACAGTTAATGATTATGCTACAACCGAAGGGTGCTTTGTACCGCCTACTCCGACCAAACTTGGATTATATCCTAAATTTAAACCAGCAAAATACATTGACGATACCTATGCTACACCGACACCTGTAATCCAGTGCCACGATGGTAGCATAATGGTTGCCTATAACGATTTTAGAGATGACATTGTTCTTGAATTAGAAAAACGAATTTACAATAATATTAAGGCAGTATATCAAACAGAACTATTTGATATTAATTCTGTAATACCCGGCGCATTCAGAAATAGTGAGTATACATTAGCCGACTGTAATTCTATATTAATTAACGATTTTATTAAATGGTCTGGTTTTTATGGAATTGAGTACACAGAAAATTCTACCTTCGATCCAGACAATTCTTTCACATGGAATTATTCTGGTAGTACCAACAAGTTATTATCTATACAAGTTGATGGAAACTGGAGAGCAGTTTATAAATTCTTCTACGATACTGATCGCCCTCACACCGCACCGTGGGAAATGCTAGGATTAACTGCTATGCCTGATTGGTGGGAGTCGTTGTATGGTCCTGCCCCGTATACCAACGGTAACTTATTATTATGGGAAGATTTAGAAAAAGGATTAATAAAATATCCTAGCGGTTGGGTACGTGATCCTATATATGCTAGACCCGATTTGAGAAATATTATACCGGTAGACGAAGGCGGCAATTTACTTGATCCTACGGTATTATTAAGTGAGTACACACCATACAGTGTTAGACAAAATTGGAAATTTGGTGACCTAGGACCTGCAGAAACAGCATGGCGCCGTAGTAGCCATTGGCCTTTTGCGTTACAAAAATTATTAGCATTATTAAAACCTGCTAGCTATGCATCATTAATGTATGATCCTAGTAGGATGACACAAAATAAAGCAGGACAGTGGTCGTACGATATTGCCGGGTCTTTCTTAAATCCTAAAAATGTAAAAATATTTGATACACTTACTACTTTAACAAGCGGTTATAGCGTATTACTTGTTGAATCAGGTAAACAGAGATCTGTTAATTACGTCAACGAGTTAACACAAGATTTAAATTTTTTCGATATTAATTTATTTCACAAAGTAGGCGGATTTGTCAACAAGGGAAATTTACAAATTGTTATCGATGCATACGAGCCAACCAGCACTGGCCCGGGTGCATTGCTTCCTCAAGAAAATTATCAATTATATCTTAATACCAGTAACCCAGTTAATACAACAAGTATTTCTGGTTTAATTATACAAAAAGTCGACGGCAAATTTGTTATAAAAGGGTATGACAAGTATCGTCCTTACTTCACAGTATATACTCCTGTAAGAAATAGTTCAACTCCAACATTAAGTGTTGGAGGAATCAGTTCACCATATATAAATTGGTCTGCTGGTACAGCCGATGCAGGAGCATCTAATCTTAATTCGATAGATCTTACAACAGCCAATAGCTCTCCTGTTGGCAAGTTTTATAAAACAGGACAGATTGTTAACTACGGTAATAGATATTATATAGTAATTAAAGATCACTATGCTGAGAGTGTGTTCAATGTAGCTTATTATCAGTCACTTCCATCGTTGCCTATCTCGGGAGGCGCAACAGTTCAAACATATTATAAGTTTGACAAGGTAGGAGTAAGAATTCCTTATGGAACACAGTTTGATAACATACAACAAGTGTATGATTTTATTGTTGGCTACGGCGACTGGTTGTCAGATCAGGGATTTATTTTTAATCAATATAATTCAACTTTAAATTCTGTATTAGATTGGAATTTCACTGCTAAAGAATTTTTATATTGGACTACACAAAATTGGGCCAATAATAGTATTATTGCTCTTAGCCCGTTTGCGGATCAACTTCAATTTAAATTTAGCAATAGTGTTGTAGATAATATTTTTGATAGTTTTTATGATTACGGAATTTTAAAAGAAAATGGTCTCGAATTTCCTAAAAATAATTTAAATATCGGCAGGGACGAAGGTGTTTGTACTATTAGATCTATAAACACCACAGAAGGAATTTATTTTGCACAATTAAATTCTGTACAAAAAGAACACGCCATGGTGTTTGATAACACCACAGTTTTCAACGATACTATCTATGACATTGAAACTGGATATCGTCAACGCCGCGTAAAATTAATTGGGTTTAGAACTGCCAACTGGAATGGAGATTATTTCACTCCTGGATTTGTGTACGACACAGCTCAAATATCTACCTGGGCCCAATTTACTGATTACAAATACGGCGAAGTTGTAAGATTTAACAGCAAATATTATTCAGCAATACAAGATGTTATTGGATCCAGTAAATTTGATTTTACTAAATGGGTGTTACTCGGAAGCAAGCCTGTAGCAGAATTAATTCCTAACTTTGATTACAAAATTAATCAGTTTGAAGATTTTTATAGTCTTGACATTGACAACTTTGACAGTAACCAACAAGAGCTTGCACAGCACTTGGTTGGATATACACCACGAGTATATCTAAATAATATCTTTATTAATCCTATTGCACAATATAAATTCTATCAAGGATTTATTAAAGAAAAAGGATCAAAAAATTCTATTATCAAATTAAGTAAAGCCAGTATACAAAATCAGCAAGGATCAATTTCTTTTAATGAAGAATGGGCATTTAGAGTTGGTAGTTATGGTTCTTACGAAACGTACAACGAAATAGAAACTACTCTACATGAAGGAAGTTTCAAATCAAATCCTCAGGCAATTAACTTTGTAGATACTGTGCCAGTAGTTCCTGATGATTTATTATTGTATAAAACTCCTGGCAATTTAGCTATAGTTCCTGATGATTATGTTCCTTCTAGCACGTTTGTAACAACATCAACTTCTAATTTTGAATTAATGACAGCGGGCTATGTAAATCTAAACGATGTTACATCTACTGCTTATAATGAAGATAGTTTTATTGCCATTGCCAATACTCGTGCATTAAACGATGGTGAAGTTATATGGCTAGGAAATACCAATAATGGTGATTGGGATGTTCGTAGATATCAAAGATCTACAGCCGGTATTATTTCCGTACAGATATATAATCCTGCAGAAAGTATTTCTTTCTCAACTGATGTTCCACACGAATTGAGCATAGGAGAAATTATTTCTGTATCTCAATATGACGACCAAGTCAATGGGGTATATCGAGTAATTGACATATTGTCAAGAACAGAGTTTGTTGTATCTTCTACACTTTCTTTTATTACTACATTTACTACAGATTCTCCAGGTCTGTTATTCAGCTTCAAAAGTGTTAGATATAGTAATTTTGATTCTATACCTTTGGATCAAGAATTACAAGAATTGCCATATGGAGCTAAATTCTGGATTGACAATGACATTTCTAGCAGTTGGAAAGTTTATGAAAAAATTGACAATTATTCAATAACACATATTACAACCAATACCAGTGGATCATACTACGGTGCAACAATATACAAAAACAAAGGCGAGAACATAGTAATTGAAGCATCTCCGTATTATTCTTCTCCAAGTAGATTTGACATAGGTACAATATTTGTCAAGTATATTGATCTTGATGGATATATTTTTAATTATAATATTAATCAAGCATCTTATAATCAATACTATACAGGTACAGTACATACTGAGTTTGGAGCATCTGTTGTATATGACAGTCAAGAATATAACAATACAGGCTTTGGGTTGTTCTATGCAGGAGCTCCTGGCACTAGCGGAATTAAATCTTCAAGTAGCCCAACAGGTCTTAGATATGCATCGGCGGCCGGAACTGCATCTTCACGTGTTCATGAAGGTTTAGTAAAAATCAGTAGCGTTGACCCATTGTTGTTTACAGAATTTACAGAACATGTGTTGTTAAGTCCTGCACCGGCCAGTTATGATCGTTTTGGACAATCAATATTTGTACAAACTAGTAACACATCTACTAAATCTCTGTTGGTAGGTGCCCCAGGTAACAACGGAGTGCTTGCCGGCGCAGTACATTTATATAATATTTCGTTGAATACTACTACTAATATTACTTTCAACAGAAGTATCAGTCCTCTGGTTTACTGGCTTGGCGGCGAATGGGGCTACAGCATATCTGGTTTATCAAACGCTAGCACAGTTGCGATTAGTGCTCCTAGTTACCAACAAGGTGTAGGTTATGTTGCAATATTAACTGGTACAAATTATACCAATCTTTCTCAAATAATTTTTGGTAACACAGCCGGCCTTGATAAAAAAAGTAGATTTGGCGACAAGGTAATATTGTCCAATGATGGTACATATCTATTTGCTACAGCGCCAGGATTTATTAATTTTGATAATTCAAAAGGAGCTGTCGCAGTATTTAAATCTGTAAATGGTGCATTTGAATTTAAACAATTAATTACTAATCCAGTAGCAGGGCCTGGAATGACTTTTGGACAAGACATTGATATCGGTACCATGTCTGACAAGTTAATTGTATCTGCACTAGGAACTGATAGAATTGATAGATCTTTTGATAACAAGCTAGCAGACAATACAACGTTTGATAGTAAGACTACAATATTTGAAGATAGCATGACAAAATCTGGATGCGTTTTTGTATATGATAGATACAATGAACGTTTTGTTTTTGCACAAGAAATTAATCCTGGAAATTTAACAACAGCTACCAACTTTGGTCAAAGTATAGTGTTAGATGACACTGATGTTTTAATTGGTGCTCCTAATATTAACATCACAGCTGATGGACAAACTGATTATAGTGCAACATACAGATACAGTAAAATTGATCCGTTAGCAGACAGTTGGAAAATATTAAGACAATTTGATAATCTAGTGGACGTCAATACTTTACAAAAAGTTAGATTGATCGATACTTCTAATGATACTGTTGTTACATACCTTGATGTTATTGATCCATTAAAAGGAAAAATTTCAGGAATTGCCGACGAAGAAATACGCTATAAAACATCAGTTGATCCTGCCATCTATTCTATTGGTACTACATCTACCACTGTATTGCAAGATACAAATTGGACCGATATCCAGGTTGGTGAACTATGGTGGGATTTATCAACTGTTAAGTATGTCTGGTACGAACAAGGCGACTTGAATTATAGAAAAAATAATTGGGGAATGTTATTTCCTGGATCAAGCATTGATATTTACGAATGGGTAGAATCAACATATCTACCAAGCGAGTGGGCCGCGTTAGCAGATACTGCTAACGGCATTGCTAAGGGAATTAGTGGACAACCAAAGTTTCCTGATAACACTGTATTATCTGTAAAACAAGGTTACGATTCAGTTTCAAATTCTTTTACTAACATTTACTATTTCTGGGTAAAAAATAAAGTATTGGTTCCTGAGACTAAAAACAGAAGAATGTCTTCATACGATGTTGCATCTCTAATAAATGATCCTTCGTATAACGGATCAATGTATGCCGCTATTATTTCTGGCAATGGTGTAATGTTATCGGATGTTGCATCTGAATTAGTTGGCGACCGTATTAATTTAAATATTGCATTTGACAATATAAAAAATCAAATACCGAGACATACTGAATGGTTGTTAATTGAAGAAAATTCTGTAACATCAGCTCCTAATACGTTGTTAGAGAAAAAATTAATTGACAGTTTACTTGGACATGATTCTCTTGGTAATGCTGTACCCGATCCTGCATTATCAAGCAGAGTTCGTTATGGAATAGGTATTAGACCACAGCAAACCTTGTTTAAAGATAGACTAGGTGCCTTGAGAAATCTAGTTGAATTTTCAAATTCTGTCTTGAAAGAAAATATCATTACAGGTCGCTATAATTTTTCTAATTTAAATGCTCAGGAAAGTATTCCTGATCAATATTCACACGAGTATGATCGTATTGTTGAAGACAACTATACCTTAGAAACAATTGATACTAGAAAGCTATCTCAGGCAAAATTAACAGCACAAATATATGACGGTAGAGTAATTGGGGTTACAATTGATAATCCAGGATTTGGTTATATCATAAGTCCTACAGTAACAGTTACCGGTAACTGCATTTCAAGTGCAGTAATTACTACTGCTATTGATTCCAGTGGACGAGTAATATCAGTTGACATTGTTGATGCCGGAAACGGATATTCTGCAACACCTACATTAGAAGTAAGACCTTTTACTGTTATAGTTTTAGCAGATAGCATTTACAATGGCAAATGGTCAAAATTTGTATGGAAAAGCGAACTTGCACTATTTGTTAGATCTCATACACAAAAATATAATACATCTCTGTACTGGAACAAGGTTGACTGGACAAGTGCCGATTACAATCAATATCAAGATTATTTGTTTACAGTTGATGCGGTATACGGAATTTACACATTGTCAAATGTTGCAGTGGGCGAATATGTCAAAGTTAAAAACAGCGGCGACGGCAATTATATCATACTAGAAAAAATGCCTACTGGCTCAGTGGGTACGTTTGGCAATGATTACAATATTGTTTATAAACAAAATGGAACAATACAAATATCTGATGCAGTATGGAATACAGCTAATAGTACCTATGGTTTTGATCAGATATCGAGCTTTGACCAAACATTGTATGATCAGACTCCTGATTTAGAATTGCAATATTTGTTATCTGCATTAAAGAATGATATTTTTATAAATGAGCTAAAAGTTAATTGGAATAAATTCTTTTTCAAAGCAGTAAAATATGCAATGTCCGAACAAAAATTACTAGACTGGGCATTTAAAACTTCATTTATTAATGTTATTAATAATGCAGGTGCGTTGGATCAACGTCCTGTTTATAAACTTCAAAACACACAATATTTTGAAGATTACATTAGCGAAGTAAAACCTTACCATAGTCAAATACGTTCGTTCACAACGCAATACGATAATCTAGATCAATCACACAGTTATACAACTGACTTTGATTTGCCTACACATTATAATGGCGACACAGGAATTTTTACTTCTATAACCGCAGACAGTACATTAACCAATGTATACCCATGGAAGTCATGGAGCGATAACAGAACATTTACTGTAGGAAGTATTGTGGTTGGTAATCCGGGCGCAGGATACACCATATCGCCCACTGTTGAAATTACTGCACAACCGGGCGATCTTGGAACAGGTGCGACCGCTGTTGCATACATACGTTCTGGAGAGATAATTTCTATAGAAGTTACTAATCCTGGTAGCGGATATTTGGTTCCGCCAATAGTTAGTATCAAGGGCGGAGGCAGCACAACCTTAACACCTGCTAGAGCCTATGCACAACTCTATAATGGTAAAGTACGTTCAAATACTATTGAAATGAAATTCGATCGTATTAATCGTTCTAATCAGATTGGAGATATACGAGTTTCTGATTCCTTTATCTGTAACGGAATACAAAACGAATGGACACTCGGTTGGTTAGCTGATGCAAACAAATTGGATATCACAGTTACCCTTGATAAAATACGTGTGCTAAGTGCAGATTACACCATAACTTATTACACAGAAAAATACAATGGTTATAATAAAAAATATTGCAAAATTGTTTTCTTAAATTATATTCCAAAAAATAATCAAATACTTTCAGTATCTTACAGAAAATCTAAAAATCTGTTCACGGCATTAGAAAGAATTGAAAATTATTATGAACCAACAAGCGGAATGCCTGGAAAAGTTCCAGCTCAGTTAATGAGCGGGTTAGAATATCCTAGAACACAAATTCAAGGGTTAGGCTTAACTGCAACTACACATTGGGACGTATTGTTTGGAACAAATGTATATTCTGGCTTTGGTGATGCATCTTATGCAGATGATATTTCTTATTATACCACAGTTTCTTTAACTGGCACAGCACCTGCTGGTACCAGTACTGTATCGGTTAGCACAACTACAGGATTAATGGTTGGACAGTTTGCAAATATTATCAGTAATACTGTAAATCAGTTCAGTACCTCAACTGTGAAAATAAAGTCAATTGATACAGCCGGCTCTAGTGTAACATTTAATTCAACTATTATTAACACATTGACTAACGCCACAATTGAATTATGGACATATGATCAAAATTCAACAACATTAGATACAGCTATTGATGGCGGCAATTTAATATACAATACTGCCTTGGGAATCAATCCAGACGAAATTGTTATTGATGGCGACAAATTTTATACTCCTAGTACTGGATTTGCTCCTGAAGAGTTATTAGACGGACAGGTAACTGAAAGTCTTGGTATCAATGTATATACAAAAAATGCCAACGGTGCTCCTTTAATTTTTTCTAGCTCTTTTGATATAGATGCAAATGTTCAAGTTGTAGAATCTTTAACTATGATTCCGACTACAGTTAATAGCATTACTGTGAGTTTTAATAATAGGGTATTTGCTTATAACTCTACCACAAACTTTATGTCAACTTCGGAGTTTAATATAGATTGGGGAACTGGTTCTATTATTCTTCCTCCTCAATCGATTGGTGGAAAAGTATCTTATAGAATCATTGGTATCGGTGGAGGCAACCCAGATGCATTTGCCGGTGTTATCGATTATCAAATACTTTCTGAGCACGATGAAGCCGTTGGTACTGTGGTAAGTTTATCGGGTATTAATACTGTAAAGAGTGCGTTTGTTACCGTGGATGGTATCGCTATCAGTACAGGAACTACTGGTTTATATTATACATTAGGACCAGATAGTCTTTTAAACGAAAGAGCCGCAGTAACAGTATATAATTTGCCAAGCGGTGCAAATACAATACAAGCATGGTTCTTTGGAACTGATGTCAATTATTATAATGAATTAGAAGAGCAAATATTTACTGTTGGTGTTGGGTTGCCTGTAACTTCTTTTGTTCTTACAAACCCGCCAAATGTAATACATCCTGCTGATGCAGAAGTTCTTGTAGAAATCAAAGACGGCGCTGGCCGCCGTCAATTGCTACCACCTTATATCAGTTATTATCAAGTTACCAATACCAACGATAGAACATTTACTATTGATAATCATGTATTACGTCCACCTTCGACTTACAACTTGAATACAGTTAGAGTATATCGTAATGGAGAAGTGTTGTTACCTGGCTTTGATTTTAATGTCAATGTTAACGACAATACTGTTACTGTATATCCAAATATTTTAGCAGTGGGTGATGCTATTGCTGTATTAGGATTGGTACCGGGTGATTATGATTATGACATTGTTGGAAATATTTTAAATGTTCCACTACAGTCTGGTCAAGGCGTGTTGAATGCCGAAATAAAAATTATTACCTATAACGATCAAGATGGAATGCTGATTCAGGCAGAAAGATTTCCTGGAAATGCCAACAAGAGATTTAAACTTAGTAGATCCGTTCTACATTTAGATTATGTTTGGGTCAGTTTAAATGGTGTTCCTCTAAAGAGCGGAATTGATTATGATGTACTTGACGATGCAGTAACGCTACAATTATCTGATGCATTTATCATAACATCTGCGGATGACATTTTAGTTACCAGTATTAGTAGTAATAAATTATCTTCTACTGTGCTCGGCTATAGAATTTTTATTGATATGCTTGGCAGAACTCATTATAAGCGTCTAAGCAAGCAGGCAACCACACGACTAACACAGCCGTTGTCTTATACAGATACAGAAATTTATGTGGAAGATTCAACAGTTTTAACTCCTCCGTTGTTATCACAAAAAATACCAGGAGTTGTGCTGATTGATGGAGAACGTATTGAGTATCTACAAATTGATGGAAATGTTTTAAGAAAATTACGCAGAGGAACATTGGGTACATCACCATCTTTCTATGCAGATATCAATACAAAAGTAATTGATCAGAGCCCTAGTCAGACAGTTCCTTACACTGAAATACCTAAAAAACAGATACAATTTACACGTTCATCTACTAACATTTATAACATTAGTACTGGAACATTTAGTACAGCAACAACATTTAATACAGGTACAGTTATTAAATCTGATGGTATTTTATTGTCGCAGGCATTTACTGCTGAAAATCAAATAGCGGTATATTACGGCGGCAGAGAGCTAAGAAAAACAGGATCATTTATTCACGATACGACTTTTGCTTATGATAGTCCTCCTGGATCTGTTCTAGGAACTACCGCAACTGTAGCAGGGTTGCCATTGACCACAACAATAGGAGATTCATATATTGTAACCTCTACAAATCAAGTATGGGTTTATACCGGTGATACCAAAATTGACGCAGTTAAAGGATATGTTTACCAAGGATTGACTTATCTTGCCCCGGAGTTTACTGTTAATACTTCTACTGGCGTTTTAATGTTAAATATGTCTAAAGAGGTCCAAGATGATATTGAACTTGTTATTGTACAAAAACAATACAGTCAAACAGCAGAATGGAACAACTATGGAATTTCGTTAATGAATAGTACTACCGACCCTGCTAAATTCTTACAACAACAGCCTGCGGAGCTACCAGATATTTGGTACTACGGCGGCGACGTTACACTAAGAACTAGTGGAGGAACTCCATTAACTGATGGAAATCAGGAACCAATACAAGGATTTTAAAAATGCCACAAGTTAATACGCTACCGTTATTAAGCACAACTACTAACCAAACATACTTTGTTGTGGTTGATAATAATCTGACCAAAAGATTAAACTTTTCAACACTCTTTAGTAATTTTGCCGGCCCTACTGGTAGTCAAGGACCCATTGGACCATTTGGTAGTACAGGCCCTAAAGGTTTTACAGGCAGTATAGGATACATTGGTAGTCAGGGTATACAGGGGTATATCGGTAGTCAAAGTATTGTTCCTGGATTTGTTGGTAGCCCTGGATTTGTAGGAAGTCAAGGATCTGGTTTTACTGGATCAAAAGGAGATCCTGCTGGCTATACAGGTAGCCAAGGATATTATGGATCAAAAGGCGATCCGGGCGGTTACACAGGTAGTCAAGGATTTGTAGGCAGCGCCGGCGTTGGATTCACTGGTAGTCGTAGCACATTGGTAGGATATTTTGGTAGCCAAGGATATAACGGTAGTCCTGGATTTACTGGTAGTGCCAGTACCGCAAGTGGATACACCGGTAGTGCCGGATACGACGGAAGTGTAGGATTTACTGGTAGCTTTGGTGCTACTGGATTCAACGGCAGTGCTGGTCGAGATGGATACACCGGTAGTCAAGGTTATGCAGGAAGTCGAGGATATACAGGTAGTGTAGGCTATATTGGTAGCTTTGGATTTACTGGAAGTTTAGGATTCACTGGAAGTTTAGGATTCACTGGATCAATTGGATTCACAGGATCAACTGGATTTGTGGGTAGTCAAGGTTATATTGGATTTACAGGAAGTCTTGGCTATGTAGGTAGTCAAGGTACTGTGGGATTTGTGGGTAGTCAAGGTACTGTGGGATTTACAGGCAGTCAAGCCTACACAGGTAGCCAAGGATATTTTGGTAGCGTAGGATTTAATGGCTCTGCTGGCTTTACAGGATCGGCAAGTACAGCAACAGGTTACACAGGTAGCCAAGGTTACACAGGTAGCCAAGGTACAACTGGATTTGTCGGAAGCGCCAGCACAGCACCAGGCTATGCAGGTAGCATTGGCTACGCCGGTAGCGCCAGCACAGTAGTTGGATATACAGGTAGCCAAGCCTATACAGGTAGTCAAGGATATTTTGGTAGCCTAGGCTATACAGGTAGTTTAGGATTTACTGGATCAGCTGGTACTGGTTTTAACTTGAAAGGTGCTTTTGCAACCACTTCAAGTTTGACAACAGTTGTAAGTCCTGCATTAACAGATGCATACACTATTATTAATACAGGACAGTTATGGGTATATCAAAATTCATCAGCACCTGGTAACATCTCAGGATTTACTAATTTTGGACAGTTTGTTGGATACAATGGTAGTGTAGGTTACACTGGCTCTATTGGATATGTTGGCAGTCAGAGTACTGCTACCGGATTTACAGGAAGTCCCGGCTATGTAGGCAGTGCAGGATTTGTAGGCAGTGCAGGATTCACTGGTAGTGCAGGTACAAGCGGATTCAATGGTAGTAATGGATTTACAGGTAGTGCTGGTACTAATGGTTATACCGGTAGTGCAGGATTTACTGGAAGTTATGGATATACCGGAAGTATTGGATACGTGGGTAGTGCTGGTGCAGGATTTACTGGAAGCCAAGGTGTGGGATTCGTGGGTAGTCAAGCCTACACAGGTAGTCAAGGTTACACAGGTAGCAGTGGATCAATTGGATATACTGGTAGTATCGGAACCGGCTATACAGGATCAATTGGGTATGGCGGTAGCCAAGGCCCGTTAGGTTGGACAGGTAGTGCCGGCTTTGCTGGATCTAATGGATATACAGGATCTGGATATAGTGCAGATCAAGCTCTTGCAACAACCAGTAGTGTTCGTTTTAGAGATATATATCTATCAGGAGGATTTGGACCTACCAGTACCTATACCAATACTGCTAGTTTGTTTATAGCAGGTAACGGAGGAATTTCAGTAGGTGGCGACATATTTGCTGGTGGCGACATTAGAATTTGGGGAACCATGACTTTTGTAACAGCAACAGCATTTGCTTTCGGTAATGGTGCTTCAGCAACAACTGGTACAGTTACAATTGGTAACAGTGCCGGTACAAGCCCTCGCGGTGCTGGCACTGTTGCAATTGGTTCACTAGCAGGACAGGCCCGACAAGGGGCGCAGGCAATTGCTATTGGACAATCCGCTGGACTTAGTACACAATCTAACTATGCGATTGCAATCGGATATCTTGCAGGACAAGCAGGGCAAGGTGGCTATTCTATCGCGATTGGAAACAATGCTGGATATAGTTTCCAATCGCAGTACAGTATTTGTTTAAATGCAACTGGACAACAAATTAGTCCGCAATATCCAGGATTATATATTGCGCCAATTGCACAAGATACCACTGCTCCGTTACTGATGTATTATAACTCTTCAACGTATCAAGTATCGTGGGGAGAACTTACTAGGATTACTCAACCTATTAAAATATTAGACACTACAGCCGCAACATCTACTACTACAGGTGCATTAAGTGTGGCTGGCGGACTAGGTGTTGGTGGATTTATTGTAGAAAGTGTTAGTCCGAGTGTAGCGGCTAATGGATCAACTTACGCAAATGCTACAGCATTGACTAGCAGTATTAACATTATTGGAAACAATGCCGCAAACCAAGGTGTTGCATTACCGACAGCATACCCAGGTATGGTGGTTACTTTATATAATGTGTCTACAACTACTGCCACTAACGTGTATGCACCATTGAATAGCGGAGCCAGAATCAATGCATTAAGTACCACAACTGCTTATAGTTTAGCGGCAGTTACAGGTATGAGATTTGTAGCGGCAACAACAGCACAGTGGTATACAATATAATAGCACTTAATAACCCTAGATAAATATTACATTATGAATGATACTAAAAAAACAAACGAATTTGGCAAGATAAGTGTCAGAGGACACTTAAAAATCTTTGATCCAGAAACTAAAGAAGTATTCTTAAACAAGAGTAACGCTATACACTATGAAAATTTTAGTCAGGCGCTGGCTCAAAGTATTAGTAATCAAGGGTATGGAATGATTTCTGACATGGCATTTGGCAACGGTGGAACTAGGGTTGATCAGACAGGTATTATTACCTACTTGACTCCTAATGTGATTGGAAACAATGCCGGATTATACAATCAGACATATTACAAAACTGTAGATGCACAGCAAACATACGACCTTGACCCTGCACGTAATTTTATGGAAGTACGACATGTTACAGGCACAGCCTATAGCGATATTTTAGTAAGTTGTTTGTTAGACTTTGGTGAACCCAGTGGTCAAAACGCTTTTGATAATTCTACAGATGCCAACGGCAATTTTGTATTTGACGAAATTGGCTTGTTATCATATAGTCCTAACGGACCGGGCGCAGGATCTTTATTGACTCATGTTATTTTTCACCCAGTACAGAAATCTTTGAACAGAATGATTCAAATTGACTATACAGTGAGAATACAAAGTCTTACTAGCGGAATTTAAACATGCCTTATACACTGAATTTTTCTGATCCAACAAAACAAACCACAATCACAGTGCCAGACATGCCGCCCGGTATTAACTCTGTTGACACCAGTTTAAATTTAGTAGGCAGAGCATATCCAAATTACGGACAGAAGTTTGCAGAAAATTTTTTGCACCTATTAGAAAATTTCGCCAGCCCGTTGCCTCCAACAAATCCTATTGAAGGACAGCTATGGTTTGATACCAGTGATCCTGCACACAAAGTTTTACGTATCATGGACGGTACAGCCAGCGCAGTAAGATGGCCTAGTGCAAATGGTATCTACCAACAAAGTTCGGATCCTAACGTTTCTTACGCAGTTAAAAATGGAGATATTTGGGTAGACACAAATGCTAATAATTTAAAAATCTGGAACGGATTAAGTTGGCAAATTGTCGGTCCTAACAGCAACACTTCTGATAGTTTGTTAACCGGATCTGTTGTAGAAACTGTTAGTGCTATTAATGGCTCTTCGTATCCTGTTATTAAAAATTATGTCAACGGCGATGTAATATCTATTATATCAGGATTTACTACAGCGACATTTACTCCGCTAAGTGTAATACAAGGATTTTTACAAATTAAACCTGGTATTAATATGAGTTCCATGACAGTGAATAATCAAACTGCTCAGGTATATGGAACCGCACAAAATGCCTACAATCTTAATATCAATGGAATCAACTATGGTAGTTCAGATTTTTTAAGAAAATCTGACACAACTCCTGCCGGTCAAGAGATTACAGGCAAGATAGTTTTTCGCACAACATCAACAACTGGATCTCTAGGAAGAGACGGAGTAGTAATTTTACCTCAAGGTAAAACAACTGAGTATGTTCAACTTTATAAAAACTCTAACGATGCAGTATTATTAAACAATACCATCGGTGGCAAAATACAGTTGCAGGTTAATCCAACTGGCGAAATTACAGATATTAAAACAGGCATAGAACTCGATCCAGTCAATGGTGTAACAATTTCTACAGCAACATCCTTTTCAGGAAAAATCACAGCGTTGGCCGGCCTTGTAGCTAGTACCGCATCTGTATTCCAGGGTACTGTTTCAATAACCGGTGATGTAGTTACTCAAGCAACCATTACATCGGGCGACGATATTACAGTTGGCGGCCAGCTGTATGTAAATTGGAACAATGGACAAGCTGGCTCTGCGATACTGCCCGGCGTATCTGGAGCAACACTAGATAACAGATTTGACATCGGTGCTTCAAATGCTAATTTTAGAAGAATATATGCAAAACAAATAGGTACCGCTGGTGTAACACAATTTTACGGAACACTAACTGGTTCTGCAACCAAATTAGATAAACCTATACAGTTGGCAATTCAAGGACAGGTAACTGCAAGCATAGTTACTATTCAAGGAGATGGAGTAGGTTCAACTGTCAATATGGCGCTGACCAAGTATGCAGTATCGAATCAGACTTCGATAACCACTGCAACTTCGACAGCTACTATGTTGGTAGTAAACAATGGTCAACTTGCTCAGATTTCTAAAAATAATTTTTTACAAGATATCGCCGTAACCGGTATGATATCTATTTGGACCAGTTCAACGCCTCCGACAGGTTGGTTGCTGTGTGACGGTTCAGCAAAGAGCATAATAACCTATGCTAATTTATTTTCTGTAATAAGCTATAACTACGGAAACTCAGGTGCAGTATTCAACGTACCTAGTTTGTTATTGCAGGATTTAAATGCTAAACCACTTTACTACATTATAAAATACTAATATGGCATACACAATTTTAAATCCCGATGGTAGCGTACTTACTCTGTTAGCAGATGGTAGGATTGATCAATCTACGACTAGTCTAGCACTGGTTGGAAAAAATACAAACGGTTTTGGTCAATATATAAATGAAAATTTTGTAGTGCTACTATCAAATGGTGCAAATACATCAGGCAATCCTCCAAGAAATCCTTTAAAAGGTCAAACTTGGTACGATACAACAGTAAGAAAATTAAAAGTTTACGATAATGGATTTAAAAACGTTGCCGGTGTAACAGTATCAAGTTCTTATCCTGTAGAGTTAGGAACAGGCGATTTATGGTTTGATAGCATTAACATGCAATTAAAAATATTGAACGGTGGTGCATTGTACGTAGTTGGTCCTATGTTTCCAAAATCTATAGGCGACAATGGATGGATAGTTCCTGCTATTTCTATTAAAGACATTAACAATACTCCCCAACAAGTTACTGTGCTTAAAAATTATGGTAATACTATAGGGTTTATTTCTCAAACACAATTTACCCCATCAGTTACTGATAACACAAATTATTTCAGTACCAGTACATCACAAAAAGTAGTGGCTGGTATCACTATTAATGGCGACATTAATTACACAGGTAAAGCAGTAGATAAACAATTATCATGGTTTATTGATGTCGATGTTTTAGCTAACACTATTAATAACATCGGCGGCGACATAAGCGTACCGGCAAATGTCGGAGCTCAAAATAATGCCATTAGAAATATATTGGCTACTATGTTTCCTCCAAACACTAGTTCTAGTCCGCTTAATCATCAAATACAAGAATTTGGTCTTCCTGTAGGCTCTGTATGTAAAGTGCTTGTTAGATATTCACAAGGTGGCTCAAACGCTACATCTGGCGGTAGAATAAACGGCGAGGGATACCAAGTTAGAAGATTTAAAATAAACTCAGTTGGTGCTTGGGAATATGTCAACACTACAGAATTATCGCTATAAGGATCAATCATGGCATATCAAATAAACAAGAGCGACGGAACAGCACTAGTAATATTAGAAGATGGTATTGTTGATAGTACAACAAGTTTAAAACTTGTTGGAAAAAACGTAGTTAATTACGGAGAGGTGCAAAACGAAAATTTTGTATTCTTGCTAGAAAATTTTGCCAACAGTAGTTTTAGTCCACCAAGTAATCCGGTGTCTGGACAACTATGGTTTAATACAGATGACAGTAGATTACGTTTGCGTGATACTGCCGGAGTATGGAATAAAATACCAACTATAGCAGTTCAATCAACAGTGACTAATCAGTCAGTTGGTGATTTCTGGTTAGACAACACAAATAATATTTTGTATGCTAAATCAGACAATGGCGGATATATAAGAATTGGTCCAAATACTGTAGCTACTACAGCCGCAAGATTTGCAACTCCTGTGAATATCAATGATGTATCTTTTGATGGTACAGCAGACATTACAGTATCATCAACAACTACTCAATATCTTTCAGCTGGTAATTATCTAACAGGTGTTAGTTTTAATGGAAGTCAGCCGCTTACATGGGATGTTAATGTTGGTGTAATAAATCAACCTACTCCATTTAGCGTAGTAGCTCGAGACAGTATTGGAGACATTTACTTTTCTACCGGGCACGGTGTTAGTCTACAGGCCAAGTTTGCAGACCTTGCTGAAAAATATCTAATCGAAGGTGAGTTTGAAGTTGGTACGGTTGTTACTGTAGGTGGATCTTTAGAAATGAGACCTTGTCGTCAGAACGACAGGGCAGTTGGTGTTGTTTCGGGTAACCCTGCTTACTTAATGAATAAAGATTTAGAAGGCGGAACTCCTGTTGCACTCAAAGGTCGTGTACCTACAAATATTCATGGGTCGATTAGAAAAGGCGATGAGCTAGTTGCAGGCCCAAATGGTAGAGCTATTAGTGCCACTGCTGGTCGATCTATTCCTAATTCAAAAGTTTTTGCAATAGCACTTGAAGATAGCCTTGGAAAAGATAGGATTGAAGCACTTGTGCTGTAAATAATAAAGAGAAATTTATGCCATATATTTTATACAAATCAAACGGTACAACACTTGCAACAGTGCCAGATGCCAGTTTGGACTCAACAACTAGTTTGCAGTTTGTTGGAAGAAATTATTCTGGATACGGTCAAGTAGTTAATGAGAATTTTGTAAAACTTTTAGAAAACTTTGCTAAAAATACTCCTCCGGCAAATTCTGTAGTAGGACAACTATGGTACGACACTACTCTGGGTAGAATAAATGTTAACTATGATGGTAGTAATTTTAAAAGTTTGGCGAACATTTATGTTGCTGACGAAACTCATCTTCCTAGTATTGCTAACACACAAGAAGGTGACTTCTGGTGGGATACTACTACTGGACAATTAAAAGCCAAACACGGTTCTAGTTACATCATTGTTGGTCCACCAAATGCATCAAATAATAAATCTCAGATGGTTCCAACAGAAGAGCTATCACAAGAAAATCAATTAATTTCTACTCCGTTTATAAAGACATTAATTGGAAGCATACCGATTGCAACATTCTCGGATACAGAATTTACTCCAGTTGCTGGATCAACCTTGTATGGAAATTTTCCAAAAGTATATAAAGGTATAACATTAACCGGTGCTGATGTTACTGGATCAACACAGAATACTAGATATTATTTTTGGGGAACAGCCTCGGATGCATTAAAATCTAATACTTCTACTACAGCTACTATTGCAATGACTGTTTCTGTAGGAAAAGATGAAACCAGTGCAACGCCGTATTACATGGCTTTTGTTAGCACATCTAGTGGTAATCGTCAGATTATGACTAGTGGAAACATATATTATAGTCCATCATCAAATGTTTTAAATGTTACTGCTACTAGTGCCCGTTATGCTGATTTGGCAGAACGCTACGAAGCAGATGCAGTATACGATGAAGGGACCGTTCTAGTGCTGGGTGGCGAAAAAGAAGTCACTGTTACGTCAACATTTGCTGATACAAGGGTAGCGGGTGTGGTTAGTAAAAACCCTGCATATATGATGAATTCTGAGGCAGGAACTGACGAAACTCACCCCTTTATTGCCTTAAAAGGTCGGGTTCCTTGCAAAGTTCAGGGGTATATTAAGAAAGGTGATTTAATCGTAACAAGCAGTACACCCGGATACGGAATTGCCGCGAATAGCGTAGTCAGTGGCGCAATAATAGGAAAAGCCCTAGGAACACAATCCGAGGGCTTTGGAGTTATTGAAGTATTGGTAGTCTAAACAGCCATTGGAGCCTTGATGGCTTCGTGGCTTTCATACCCGATTAACGCAACATCTTCCATTCCAAAATCTGTAATAACAGAAATTTCTGGATTCAACCAAATAGTAGGAGCGGCAAACGGCTTGCGTGTAAGTTGCTCTTTTACTTGATCAATATGATTATTATAAATGTGGGCATCGCCAATTGTTATAATCAATTCATCCACTTCTAAATTGCATACCTGTGCAATCATGTGAGTAAACAATGCATAACTGGCAATGTTAAATGGAACTCCTAAAAACATATCAGCACTACGCTGGTACATCTGACAACTCAACTTTCCGTTATTAACATAAAATTGCGCCATCATGTGACATGGAGGCAATGCCATCATATCTAACTCACCGGGGTTCCATGCTGAAATAATATGTCGTCTGCTGTATGGATCATCTTTGATACCGCTAATCAATTCAAGTAGCTGATCGTGGTTTTGTAGAATAACCTTATTAATACGCACTACGGGCTTGCGCCATCTGCGCCATTGTACTCCGTATACTCGTCCTAGATCGCCAGGATGTCGTTGTTGTCTTTGTCTAACCCAGTAATCTGCGGTAGCATTATCGGACCAAATAGTTTTCTTTTCACTATAGCGGTCACCGTGGAGTATTTCTCGTAATCGATATTCGTCTCCGCTACCTTCGATAAACCATAACAGCTCGGATACCACAGCTTTCCATGCTAATTTTTTTGTTGTAATTGCCGGAAATCCATCTTGCAAATTAAATCGCATCTGCAATCCAAATATACTTTTGGTTCCTGTGCCGGTTCTATCGCTACGGTCGTTACCGTTTTCCATTATGTCTTTTAATGCATCTATGTATACTTGATCTGCTTTATTTTTCATTTTATTTCCTACAAATAAAATCAGGGCACTAGGCCCTGATTATGTTACAACAAAGTTGTATTAAGCCTCAACTGAAACTTTTTTAGCTTTAGTTTTTGGCGGATCCAATGTATCTGCTTGCTTGCGTAGAGCCTGCGCTTCTTTAAATAGCTTGTCTGCTCGTGAACGCATAGCGGTAGGACTTAGCTCTTCTGTTGATTCAACAGCGGCAGTTTCCTCACTAACATTAACAGTTTCGCTGGTAGTTCTAGCCGCATCATTTTTCTTTGATTTTGGATTAACTTGACTTCCGTCAGTAATAGCTAGTTCATCTACTGTGATACCTTTTTGTTCGGCAATGATAACGTTAAGTTCGTTTAATGGTACACTGGTTGAATTAGTAGGAGTCACAAGAACGCTGTCTGTGGAAACCTTTCTTAACAATCCATTTTTGTGAAACCATTCGAGCATATTGCTACCATCGGGAAATTTTCTAACCGCCATAACATCGGCTAACTCATTAGCCTGTTGTGCGCGATCATCCTGGACCGTAGACATTAATGTATCGTGGTACGACTCACCCAAATTGTTTGTTCCGATTACCAATGCGCTATAAGGATCCCCTGGTAGCGTACGATAAGCGATAACGACCTTAGCGCCGTTATTTTTCATTTTTCCCACATGTTTCATGTGATTCTCCTTTAATTAAGCACTTGGTGGCTGTTGACTTGCATCCGATGCTGGAGCAGGAGCCACAGCATTCAAGAAAGTATTCAACCGATCAAATGTACTACCGACACCTGTCATCTCCGCGGCTCCGAACGCACCTCTGCGTGATGCAACATCGATGATTGTGCGAATATTTTGCAAATCATTAATAGTCAACTCTGGCGCAGGTTGTTGTGTTGCTTCCGCCGGCTGTTGATTAAGTTCTTGTTCTTCCATGTTAATTCCTTTAATTATTGTCATGTAATAGATGGCACCCTAAACTCAGCATCAGGATTTCTTTCGGATCCTCGATACCTATTTCTAGCACTTCGACCATTTTACGGTCTTGATCAAGTGAAAGACTTTTCTTTAGAGCATACCTGCTATTTAAATTGTAATTAATCCAATGATCAACAAGTTTGATATCGACTGTTTTATTAACCGTAATACTGCTAAAGTGTTTGGGTATAAAAGATAGTTTTCTTATACCCAAAACACCTAGCGGATTAACTTCGCCTCTACTTAATGACATTAAATTAAATACCTACTTTATTTATAATGCGCTGTCTGGCCGAAGGGTGAAATTATGGAATCATTTCCGTGAACAATGAATAATGTATCACAGTAGTCCTCATCACCCCAACTGCCGCATGGATAGCCGTCTGTAAACATAATGAATTTCTTTGGTAAAATATCATTATCTTTCATAAACTGCCAGTTTACTTCAAAATCTGTACCACCACCACCATTTACTTTATAGTCGTGGATGTCTTCTGCTGTGTCTCCAGTAAATTGTGCATAGTTATACACGCTGGTATCAAAACACCACATGTCCAATTTAAAGTCTTTGTATTCGTCCATAATGCCTTTAACTTCACTAATGAAATCTTTGGCTTGTTTGTCTGAAATACTACCAGACATATCAATAGCAACAGATACGTCAATGGTTTCTTCGTTCATTAATCCTGGAAGTATAGCCCCGCAATGTTGACTCTTACGATTTGGACGATTAAAACTGTAGTTGCTTTTGACAATACTTTGGATATTCATACGCAACAATTGGCGCCAGTCCATTTGCGGCTCAGTAAAATCCTGGATCATACGTGCAATACCTGCAGGAACTTTTCCTGCACCTGCGGCTTGTGCGGCCGCAACTACTGCTTCTTTGATCTCATCGCGAATCTTTTTCTTTTCTTCCGCAGTTAGTTTTGGACGACCCTTGCCATCTTTTTCATCACCGTCGCCATCACCGTCGCCATCACCATCACCATCACCATCAAGATGTTCGTCCAACAGTTCACCAAGTTGGCTCATGTCAATCTTGATTGCTTTTTGCTCTACATCGGCGTAGATCTGTTCATATGACCACCCGCGGTATTTGTTATCCTGATAGATCTTGATCCATTCTGGAACATGTCCGATGTTTTCGTCCTTGAGGATTTGGTTAGCGGCATAGTCAGCGGCAATGTTACTAAGCTGAGGATCTCGATCATTTCGACGACCCATATGATCAAACACATTATGTAATACTTCATGTGCAAAACCAAACTCGGCTTCGCGTGGAGTTAGCTTGTGTACAAAGTCGTTATTGTAGTAAAAGTTACGACCATCAGTTGCCAGTGTGCTACACCATTCTGTAGCATCAATCAATTTCATACGAGTGGCCAAGTTACCAAAGAAAGGATGACGCAACAATAGACCCACACGGGCAGTTACCAGTTTCTCGATAATTTTATTTTTTTGGTCGGCAGTAAAATTCTGTTTCTGAATTTTAGATGTTTTCTCTGCTTTCATTACACTACTCATCTGTCACTCCTGTTTACTGTATATATACTATTATACACTATCTTTGTCCAAAATGCAAGTTAAAATGGGCAGTTGCCTGCCCATTTTGTTTAATTATCCATTGCTTGAACAACGTACTTTCCGTATTTGTTATAGAACTTATCAAAGTTCTGCAATTTGCTGGAATCAAACGGTAGTTTGTAGTTAGCAATAGCAGTCTTGGCACCCATAACAACTAACTCAGTTGGAAAGTTATCCATCATAAATCCAAAGAAGTTATCTGCCAACCCGTCCCAGCCTTTAACTTTCTTTTCGTAAGCAGTTTGGAGTTCGTAGCACATACTCACAGTTAGTGAATACATGGCAGAGATTTCTTTAATTTCTGCTTTGGTTACCTTACCTGCCAAAATATCTTCTGGTTTAGGCATCTGTTTTGCAACCTTGCGGTGTGCCATAAACTTAACAGCTAGCCCTTCGCCAACAGCGCCTGCGACCAAATCGGTCAGTGTGTTTTCAGACAAGTCGTCATCTTTAAGCAAGTCGCTAACAAATGACCAGCTACGTGGAGTAGCAAACGCACGGCTTGAAGATTTCGGATCAAAGTCGTACAAGTCTTGTTTGGCAAAACCCAAGTAACCAACAACCTGTTCGTGTACACGATTTGTGGTAGCCCAGTTGAGCCAGTCATCATAATCAGTTTTCAATTCCAGGTGCAGAAAGCGGTTAGCCAACGGCGCAGGCATACGATAAGTAACACCTTTGTCGGTTTCGCGGTTACCGGCGGCCACAATACTAACGCCTTTTGGCAGTACATAAGTGCCAACACGTCGGTTCAAAATAAGTTGATAAGCGGCGGCCTGTGTAGCAGGTGCGGCAGAGTTCAATTCGTCCAAGAACAAAATACTGGTATCTTCTGGATCAGTTGGCAGTTCTGCTGGAGGAGCCCAAGTCATCGTATTAGCTTGGCTATTGTAATACGGAATACCTTTAATATCAGTAGGTTCCCAAAGACTCAAACGAACGTCGATAACGTTACGTTCCTGCTCGTCGCCGATTTGTTTGACAATATCGGACTTACCAATTCCTGGAGGACCCCACATGAAAACGGGGCGTTGGATTTTAATACACTTACGGATGCTACGTTTAGCATCATTCGGAGTAACTGTACGATTTGCTGAAATTTGCTCTGCCATTTTGCGCTTTCTTTAAGTTAAAAAACAATTGAATGTGTTTCAATATGTATTAATTATACGGCAAAACTGTCAGTTTGTCAAGCGCCTTCTTTGTGATTCTTGGCTTTGATAGTTACATACTGTGCAATGTCGCCTGCAAACAACACCAGCTGTACAGCCATTTTTTCGCTAAAAACGTAGATTTCTTTTTGGGTTAGGTAGTAGGGGCAATCCATAAAATTGTCTAACCAAATTATCAGTTGATTGGTAAAATTTACAGGATTTTCAAATTCAATCTTGTAAGATTTAACACCTGCTTTGATCAAGCAATCGAACCCTTGATCAGTTAGGCGTAGTCCGCCTTGATCTTTTGTTCTAGTATTTGCCCACCATGCAGGCAATGTTTTCTTGACTCTTTCGTCCGTAACTGGCAAACCTGCAAATTCTAGTACAGCTCGGGTTATGTTATTCTTTTGATTCATCGGTTAGCTTCTCTCCAGTAACCAATTTAAAAACGGAGAATTCAGTAGAATTAAAAATTTTATTAAGTTTTTCGGCCAAATTAATAGCATGTCCGCTATTGGAAAAACTAACTTTTTTATACTTAGGACCTAGGTGTTGCACTACCAAACTACTGGTTTTTAAATTAATCGGTTTGTCCTGATAAAAAACAGCCCAAATGGCATCGGCTTCTAAAACTTGCTCAGTTTTATAGGTTTTTTTATTAGTGATTTCTAACAAAACAGTTGGTTTAGGACGACTCATTATACACGCTCTCCGATTAGTGCGTATATATTTATTCATTATGCTAGAATTTTCCGCCGTCCATTTTAACTTCTAACGAAGATGCTTGGGAAGGTTGTGAAACTAGTTGATCTAATTCGCCCGACAATCTAGTCATAACAACACTTAGACTATTTTGTAAATCGGCGGCTTCTCTAATAGTTAAAGTAACTGACTGCTGATTGCTTTTTATTGCAATACGTGTTCGATCTAAAAAATCTTCGATTGGTAAGGTGTTAAGTTGTTTCATTGTTTTTCCTATCAATCTTACTTAACATTGCTTTCATGTCTGCTTCAGTTTTAAAAGGACCATAATATGGATAACGATCTAGTGTAATCAATTTAGGACAAAAACTAGTCGCCCATCCTTTTCTACGTGAAATAATATAGTAACCTGCGCAGTATTGACTTTTACTTTTGGAACTCTTTGAAAATAGTGGGAGTTTCTTTTTTATGCTGTATACAGGATCAAAGGGTTTACTACGACACGGAAAATCATAAATGCTATAACTTTTATCTACTGGGTCTTTATGCTTTTTAATACTTTCTTCAAATAGTACAATACCCAGTTGTTTCTTGACTTCGGAGAGATCTTTGAATTCCAAACTTCTTCCATTTTTTAAAAAAGTATAACCTTTTTTATTTTTACAAATAGATCCAATTTTTTCTTTGTCTTCTGTAACTAGCCATTCTTTATTTGGGACTAATATTTTTGCTGTCGAGTTCATAGTACATACCTTGCATTAAGAGGTTCAGCATAACTAGTAACCTGTTCGCTAACTTTTTGTAAATCGTATTCTGCACAAAATTTAAGCAATCTAACACCAACTTGCGGAATATTCTTTTCTGCTGTAGTTGCTGTATCAATTGTTTCTTTAATGAGCAATTTAATATTGTCAGGTTGTGCAGTAAGATCACACAACACTACATTACGATTATAATCATCGAGCACACGATGTTCGACACCTTCGTGGTCTGTCCAACGTTGCAACATCATGTTGTTCCAATTATATCCGCGAGTGGATCTGTCTGCAAAGGCTTCGCGGAGACCAACTTTATTCTTTGTGCCTTTCTCACGTACTCCCGGATAAGCACTAAAGATGTTATCGGAGGTGTCGCCACGCATACACTTCTCAAAGAGTAACCATGTTGGGTCCGGAGCGCCTTTTGCTTCATTAGTTTTCTTATCTTTAACAGGCTTGCCCTTTTCATCAAAGTATCCTTCGTGTGTAGTTGTAATCTGCATTACACCATTGTACTGTTTTACATTTGGTGCAATCAACTGTGCAAAGTCGCCATCTGTCGAAATAATAACATGGTTATCATCTGGATGTGCTTGAATGAAGCCAGCAATCAAATCATCTGCTTCTAGTTGTTGATGATGCAGTACTGTACAGTTAGTTTTATTAATAATAAAATCTTTAAACTGATCAAATGTTTCCCAAAATACTTTTTCTTCTTCTTGCTCTCTTGGGCTATGCGAAGCACGAGCTTCTGCCCTTTGTCGCTTGTATGGCTCGTAATGATCCTTGCGCCACGATCTACCCTCGAGGCAGAAAATTACATGAGTACCTTTAAAGTCTTTCCATGCTTTGCGAACACTGCCTAACACAGTGGCCAAACTCATTCCGACTTTGTCCTCTAGACTACCACGCACAACATGTCGTGCCCTAAAGAATGTATTTGCGGTATCAACTAGAATATAGGTATTTGTCATTAAAAAATCTCAGTTCTTCCGTCATCACGTAACGCTCTGTTAACATATCCAGATCCTCTACGTTCCATTTCGACACCAGATTCGGCGCCAACATTTCTACATAGTTCTTGGAACCACAAGTCGACTATTTCTTCTTCTGTGACTCCAATGTATCCGGCCTCTGTTAATTGTAACACAAAGTATTCATTCCAGTCAAGTTCAAAAAAACCATTGCGTACATTGTCCTTGTTTACTTTGGTTTCCAACACCGCAATGTATGGTTCTTTTTTTTCAGTGGCTAATTCTTTAGGAGTCAGTTTGGATACCCGTTCTGCTTCGGCGGCACGTTCAGCGGCAACAGTGGCTTCCTCTGCTAGTTTTTTAGCAGACTCTGCTTGCTGTAATGATTCTTCGATTCTGGCTTCAATTTTATCTATGCCAAACATTTTTTTAATAAATCTATTCATTAAGTTCCCCACTCATTTTTAAATAATGGCACTTGTAAACGGTCACTATAACGTAGTCCGTTTTTCATAGCCAACAATGCCACATTCTTATTGTTCATTGCATATACGCTTTCTACACCACCTACCGGCATCAAGTATACGTGTCCTTTAAATCCTGCTGAACGATATGCGGCAATGGCACATTCTGCATCTGCAAAGTCTTGTTCTGTGGCAATAACAAACTTCAAATATGCTGTGCCATAATTTTCATAGTCGCAAACTACTTCTGGTTTGATAGCATCATCCCACGGTTCACCTGAACATGGAAGTTTAGCACTTACACTAAAAGTAACTTCTCTTTCATCGCTACCAAATGCCCAGTCTTTTAAGTATTCTTTAAATGCAGTAGTAAGGCGCATTGAACCATTAGTTTCAAATGTAATTTCTTTCAAGTCTGCCATCTTGGGATGGCTCAACAAGTCCGGATAACATTTTTGCCAACCTAACAATGGTTCACCTCCGGTAATAACAAGATGAGCTTCGCCCCATTCGTTATCGGGAAGCATTTCCATAATGCGTTCTACAATACCATCAGTTTCGACCAATGGGCTAAGATGTTTAAAACGTGCATCCCAGCTAGCATAGCTATCGCAACCAGTTGATACCAATGGCAGTTCATTGTAATCTTTAAACTCTACAATGCGTTCTGCGATAGCTTCTCTCTCATTAGATAGTTCACCACGCGGCATACCAAAACCTTGACAGGTAAAGTTACAACCAAATGTACGCAAGAACACACTTGGTACACCCATGTAGCGTCCTTCTCCTTGTATACTATAAAACAATTCTGCTAATTTAATTTTGCTCATGTCGTTCTTTCTTAAATTGCTTTACATCTAGTATAGCACACTTTAATGTTTCTGTATAGTTCAATGCCTGTTGCTCGGTCATAATGATACTGCCTTCGTATTCTATGTAGCCTTTGGTCAACAATGTCCAAATCTTTTGCCAACGATTCATGCTCCACCATTTGGATTTTTGTTGTGTGTACGTAGTAACAGTGACACTATTATCATCCGCTTCAATCCAGATATTATGATCGTGGTTGCTATCACCGCACTCGCAAACAACCTGATAGGTCATTGCATCGCCCCAATCTTGACGTTTTAAAATACCAACAGCTGGTGTTTGAGCTTTCATAATCATACCTCGTAAATGTTAGACCATTTTTTTAATTTTTCAATTTTGGCATTACTAGCAGTCTCGATATTATTCCAACTAACAATATCCATTTCTTGTAAAATATTAATCATTGCATAGAGATCACCGAGTTCTTCTTCTAGATGCTCTCTATTGGTTTTAGGTTTTCCAGGTTTAACATTGTCCAACCCAAAACGACTAATTTTACTAACCGCTTGAATAACCTCTGCACATTCTTCTTGTAGAATGTCCATTACTTCTTTAGTTCTTGTATCCATTTTTTATAGTTTCCTTTACCAGGAATAGTATTCCTTACTCCGCCTATTGGATCTTCTACATCGCCATCGTATCTAGGTATGAGATGAATATGTGGCCACTCTACAGTCTGCCCGCCTGCTTGTCCGTAATTTAATCCAATATTAAATCCATCGCACTCTCCTGCTTTGACCATTGCCCGCCCATATCTAAATGCATCATTAAATGCTTCGCTTAACACATGAGTTGTATTATATTTAGGTACGAACAATAAATGCCCGTGGCTAACTGGGTATTTGTCTTTATATACCGCTACGTGGAAATCTTCTTTGAGAACATCTGACCACGGTGCGTTACTATCTTCTAATGCTTCTGGAAGTTTTGCATTAATTATATCTTTCATTTCGCTTTCATTGTTTCTAAATATTGTTCATTATGGACCCACTTGTTATTAACAAGGAATCCCCATTCGCGCTTTTGTGGACCTGGCATAAACAATGTCCATGCAGTTATGCCATCAGCCAGTTCGATGCGATGATAAGACCTAGGACTGCAAATGCGACAATGTCCGGGCCCACGCCACTTACGAATCTCGCAACTTTTTGTACCGTCTGGGTTAAACTGAGGAATCCATTCATAGTAACCACCTTTCAAAATTAGTGTAAAATAAGGCCATGGATGATCGTGAACATCATCTGGGTCACCCTTTAAAAATTTGTGTAAAAAAATATTAAATGGAAAAGATTTTCTATCTTTTAAAAATATATAGTAGCGTTCCAAATACGGCTCGTTATTGACACGATCCATAATAATACGTTTACGATCGTGTCTCTCTAACCAGTTAAGTAAAAATTTCATATATTAATATTGAGGTTGGTTACAATACCATTTATAGGCATCTCTAATTATATCTTCAATTGTACTATATGTTGGTTCCCAAGTCAACTCTTTGTTTGCTCGGGTTGCATCTGCAACTAGTTCCGCAGGGTCGCCTGCACGTCTTGGACCGTTTTGCACATTTTTAATTCCAAAATGTAATTTAACATAATCGACAATTTCTTGATTGCTAGTACCTTTATTAGTACCAAGATTAAAAATATGGGCCCCTGGATTAGATTCAAGATATGTAGCGGCTTTAAGATGTGCAGTAGCTAGATCCATAACATGAATATAATCTCTTATACATGTTCCATCTGCGGTAGGAAAATCCTTGCCATTAAGTATAAATGGCAGGTGTTTTAAACTTGCCTCCAATGCTCGTGCAACAATATGTGTAGCACCCCAGGGTTGTCCTAAATCTGATTCAACTGGCCAAGCACCTGCGGCATTAAAGTATCTAAAACAGACGCTACTAATTCCGTAGGCATTACTATAATCTGCTAATAATTTTTCAATCATTAATTTTGTATTGCCGTATGGACTGATTGGATCAAGGGGGTGGTCTTCGGTAATCGGAACTTCTTTTGGATCGCCATATACGCTGGCACTACTACTAAAAATAATTACAGGTTTTTTAGGACGATCTTTAAGAAAGTTTAACAACGAGATAGTTTTGCTAACATTATTAGAGTAGTAGTCGCTGGGATTAATTACACTGGGTCCGACTAAACTAGTTCCTGCACAGTGAACAATAATGTCTGGATTCTTTTCTGCAATAAAACTTAAAGAATTTACACTGGCATAGTCTGCTTGTACAAATCCGTCAATATCTTTCAAAGTGTTATCAAACCGTAGTCTATCTACAATATACACTTTGTTATTGGCATCTAATTGCTTGAATGCTCGTGCGACATGGCTACCAATGTAGCCACATCCGCCTGTTACAATAATGGTTTTACTCATTTATTAATATTTGCTTTCATGAGTGTGTTTACGATAGTCTGTTGACATACGTCTCCATTGACCTGCTTTACAACTCATACCGTCTTCGGCTACTGTTCCGGCAGTTTCCATGATATCACAAATCCTATCAATCGTGCCATCTGTCCAGTTACTGATATTGCCAATGTTTGCATGTGGCTTACGAATAAGACGTTCTAGTTTGTTAATGGCATCTTCTAGTGACCAAGGAATATATAGTCGTTCGTGGTCGTTAGCAAAAGTTTCAGGGAAAGACCTATATGCAGGATATAAAACGTTACAACCAAGAGTATCGGCTTCTGATACGGTGTTAGATACCCAATCCTGTAAAGCACAATTAAAAAGTACACGAGAGTCGTTAAGTAAAGCGTAATAATCATTTTTTTCTAAGTCCTCATACACGGTTAACAAGCCTCGTGCTTGCAAATCTCGTGTACGAGCCATATAACTATTGTTATTTGATTTAAGTTTACTGCCTGCAAAAACTGCGAATTCTACCCTCTGCCCTGGGTGACGTTCGTTCCATAGTTCTGCCAAGTCCATGTAGAAGTCTGGTTGTTTCTCTTGATCCCAACGTGCGGCAAATCCTACACGGAATTTACGTTGATCAAATGGCTTTAGATCTCCAGGCACTCTTGCACGTACTTCATCTTTGCCAAATGCTAATCCGCTGATGTTATAGATTGGACTCTTCCAACCTGCTACTTTCATGTGCATGACCATTTCTTCATTGCTGGCAAGAACGCCATCAACAAAGCTATCTACCATTTTTTCGTAGTGACCCATAAACTCGCTCATGCCCCATACATGTACGAAATCATCCGGATCGATTGACTGAGCAAGACAGCGGACAAATATACGAGGCCGCAAAGTATGATCGATTTGATTAAGAATGTACGGAAGGCTTTCAATACCAGGCTGAAACATGTCTTCGAAGTAGATAACATCTTCATGATTAATTTCTCCAGCTTTCATCATCTTAACTAGATTCATTAGTTGCGACATGCCGAAATATGTGCGTCCGTGTGCATCCAATACTTGCCCTGTTACAATGGCCTGATCGTTACTAAGCGTTTCGCCAGGCACTAATATATAATCAATGCCTCTGCGTTTAAATACAGCTTCGTTCCAGTCTTGTAACTGTAGAGTATAACGTGCTTTGTAAGGCTCCAGGCCCATGTAATAGAGTTTTCTCATCGAGCACCCTGTCCGTAGCGAGCTTCTTTCTTGGCCTTGCGAGCATAGTAGTCCTGCTCGCGTTGCCATGCTCTGTAAGCATCGCTTCTATACAAATCCTTGGGATTGTAAGGAAGAAGATTAAGGCGGCAGTGATCCAGCCACTTTTCAAGATCATCAAAAATCTTGCTCACTTCTGGTTTCATACGAAGAGTCTTGGTAATATAATTTGGAAGAGACATAATAGTTTTTTTAAATTACGATTGATTGACTTGGACGGGTGAGGTTATAGTCAATTGAACATCCGTTTTCACCGTCCTCGGATACTTCAATTGTTACTGCACGATTTGGATAACGTGCGGCAATTTGTAGATATAAATCGTCTGCGATCATTTCGCATGATTTCCAGTCTAGTTCTAAAACGGAACCCGAACCATTATACAGCGACTCGCACCATCGTTTGAACTGGATGAACTCGATGTCCCTGTCATTATGGAACACATCGATTGACACCCTGAAATGAAATATATGGCGATGAGGATTAGCAAGGAACGATACATCATATTCTCCAGCTGTATTTAATGCTGGATCAGTACCAGCGGCAGGATAACAATGAATTCCTTCCTTGCGGAATGTAATCCAAATTTGTCGTTTAGCAGAATCTTTGATTCTCTCAATTGTTTCTCTTTGTTCTTGGTTCATTTGATTACCTTGTCTTGGGTATATTTAGACCACGGAGTAAAGTTACTTCTATTTTTTAAATTGTGTAAACTGTGACACCATACACCTGGATTGGTTGCGTTAAAGTCTTTGTCGTCTAACTTAATTGTAGCATTATAACCGTACTGTTGTATATAAGGCAATTTAACCGAAATCATTGGAATGAAATTATGTCTTTCTACCAAGAAGGATTCAAGTAACCCTTCTGCACAACTGATATCTAAATCCAATGTACATAGATAATTACGCATCAAACATTGTTCGATCATGCTCTCCCACAATCTCCAATTATCAGCATCGTTTATTTCTAACTTTGGAAAACTTTGATTAGCACCAAAATAGATATGAGTTACTTCGTTCTCTCTAGCTTGTGCAATAATTTCGTCAACTGGTTGTATACCTACTACAAATAGAGTAGGTTCACCATAAGCAGGTGTGTGTTCAACTTCGGTACCGAGAAACATGGTTGCTTGATCGCTGATACCTGAATCGTAATCTCTTTTCATGTTATTAGTTTACTTGATTATTTGTTATCTGTCAACACTTCTTGTTCCAGAGCCATTAATTTTTCATCGTCCATATCTTCTGTGTCAATTTCGTCTGGACTTGTAACTTCCTCTACTTCGAACAAACTATGGAATTTGTTACGAGCAGGACCACCTTGTAATCGAGCACCATCTAAACTGGTAATAAAAGTTGTAGCTTCGTCAATTAATGCAAATGCTTCAGCTTTAGTCTTAGTTTCAAACAATTCATTTATGAACTGTTCAAAATATAGTATGCTACGTGGCACGTATGGACTTGGCTCGTCAATTGACATATTTTTACCATTGAGTCTTGCAAAGTCTCTCCATGTCTTTTTAAATCTAGCATGTTCAATATCTGCTAGATGATTTGCACGTTGTACCGCTACGATATGGCAATAGACATTATGACCCATATATAACGCATAGCTAAAACTATCCCAAGAAGTTTTACCTTCTTTACCGATCTTATTTAGATCGCCAGGAGCATAATAGCAAATATCGCCCATTGTTAACCTGCGGCCGAATTCACTTTCGAAGGGGAATGGGATATCGCTTCCTGCAAGTGCTTTGTTATCTGGGGCTTTGTCCATAACAGTACTCCACTTTTTGGGCGTGTGGATTGGATTTGTGTATGCAAGTCCGTGCGCTGTTGCGACAAACGGTGAGGCGCAATCAAAAGAGATGGTAAGTTCTTCATTAATATGTTTCCTAATTTGTCGTTGAATTGATGTCAAATAGCAAGACCAGTCTAGCTGTGCCGTACCCAAAAAGTGAATCCAGTTCTTGCCTGTTAGCAAGCCGTCTTCACGCATGGTCATTATACGCTTTAGTGTAATATCCATTTTACACATATTCACGCCTCCGAACGCCCAACCTTCTGCGGCCTTGTCGCCCCAAATGGCCGGATCGCTGAATTGTTTAACTCCTTGATACCACTGTTCAGCAGTATCCCAGTCGCTACCTTGTAGCACATTTAAGAATTTGGTTTCACCTAGTCTACGAGTCAACCAGTATTCATTATTATAACATGTTTTATCTAAGCAGTCTTGGAAACTGGTTAATCCTGTGCGTTCTCTATTAACAGGATCGCATGCCCAACTAGGAACGTCTAACAACATTGACCAATCTGCTGTACACTCTAGCCATGCTAAAATATCATCACGGATTTTATTAGCGGCCTTGCCTTTAAAATCCTTCCAGTCGAATTTAAGAATACCCTTACCAATCTGGTATCCGCCCGAGTCGCCAAGGATCATGGTTTGTTTACGATCTCGTTGTTGCAACATACTATCCTGCGTCCAGGCCTTGGTCAAGTCCAACTGTGCATGACCTGCAGAATACAAGGCATACTTGTAGACAAAATATCCTTCTTCTGGATTAAGAAAGTTCATACCTTCGATGCCGCGATCAAATCCTTTAGGAATACGTTCTTTTGGAACAAATTCTTCTAATCTTTGTTTAGCAACATAGGTACTATAAAAACTACTGATAGCTGGCAAATACACAGCATAGTCTTTTTGTAATGGAGTTAGGTCAACTGGTGGTCTTGTCATTGTTCTTCACTTAATATTGATGTCACTTTTAATTGTTCTTCTGCTTCTTTCAACGTCTGTTTGGCACGATTAACATTTTCTCTTGCAATTTTTACAGCAGGATTATCGCTGGGCAAAGATAGCAACACTTCTTCCTCGTGTTTCTTTTTCCTTGCCCAATCTAATAACGCTAATGTTTCTCCGTCAAGTTGTACTGTAGCATAACTAGAATTTATTGTCATCCAGTTATTGCCACTCCATACTTGCATATCGCTACCGTTAATACGGATCATGCCTTGCATGGGATTATTTGTATCCTGACTAATGTAAGGAACACTAGTATTGCCTCCCATTACACTAACACCAGGTCCGTGTGTTAACCCTTTTATCATGCGTTAGCAGGAATGATATACTTGTAAGTTGCTAGACCACTATCTAACGTGATCTGCATAGCACCACTTTCGTTACTAAAACTCATTGTGGTATTGTTGACATCAGCGGCCTTAAGGATACTCAATACAGAGCTAACTGGATATGTCCATGCCTTGGTTAGTTTGCCTGTTACATTGGAAGCAAATGTAAATTCGCCACCGTGTGTACTGATATCGCCAAATGTAAACTTCAAATTGCCGTTATCTGTTTTTGCCAAGAATGTAGTATGCTCTGTGTTAGCACCTGCTTGGAAACTAAAACGCTGAATAGCATTTAGTGTTGGAGTAACTTCTACATCCCATTTGGCACCTCGGAATTTAACGGTCTTTAGTTTTTCGTTAATAACTTCGGTATTCATGAAACGATAATCGTTTTTAAAATCTCCGTCTTTGTTTTCAAAGTGAATGCCAACTGGAAGTTCTGTACCGTTTCTAGTACCGAGAGTTACTTCAATTTTTGCATCCTCTTGATATTCTTTACCATCTAATAGATAGCGTAGTTTTTCAAGTTGTGGCATACCAAATGTGCCAATCATATCCGGATACGGATTTGCAGTTTCAGCATACATGATAACTGTTCGATCCTCTGCCATTGAATCAATCAATGTTTTATCTTCTGTACCTGTAACCTTAACAATGTTAAGGAAGCCCAGTTTGTTTGTGTGTGCAACGATGTCGCTTAGAATGTCTTTCATAAAAATTCTCCTTGTTTAAGTATATTTAGATTTCTTGATATTGTCAACGTATATTTTACTCAAAGTCAAATAAACTATTGAACGTGTTACTTTGGGTAGTGGACTCTAAGTCCCATTCCAACACGCCAATAAGATTATCTAATTTATTGTTAATAATTGTTGTTTCCATTTCTGCATGATCAAATGGTAATTCTTGGAACCACTTGGGCAAACGCAATTCGTCTACCGGGTAAGCAATACTGGTAAAGCCCAATGGATTTGCTTTCATTTTACAAACAATAACTTTCATACCATCTACAATTTGTTGACTGTACTTGTCACCGTTCATGCGTTTTAAGGTATTCCAGTTAATGCTGGCACGAACGTGTCCGGGCATATTGGCCTTGCCTTGTTTTCTTTCTTTTTCCTGATACTCTGCAATGTTGTTGGCACGTTTAGGTGAACCTTTTTCCCAACCTGGTCTAGATTTAAATTCAGTTCTAAACTCGCCAATGCGTTCTAGAATATCTGCTTCCTGCGCATTGTTAAGAACTTTGGTAAGAATCTCTTCCAAAAACTTCTGCATGAATTCTGGAGTGTCACTGCGCTTCAAATCCAATCCCATGGCCTTGATCTTGCCCGGTTTCCCTTCTATGTCACTGCGTTTGCCTTCTTTATCGTAGTACAATACTGCATAACGCTTCTTGGTAATGAATAGGCCTTTGAGTGCAACAATTTCACGACCGGCTTTGATAACTTCACCACGACTCTTTGGACAATGATGTGCATCTGACATAAACTGTGCAAAGGTACTGTTAACCTCTTCGGCAATGGTATCGTACAGTTGAACAACGGTATCTTTGGTCCACGGAATCTCGCCTTTGTCAATTTCTTTCTTTAGTACGTTGTATGCGCTAAAGTATGCAGAGTCTGTGTCGCCATAGATAATAGCTTTACCGACGTGATCATATTCACCTGTAACTACTTCATTTATCTTAGCGGCCATGTGCCGAGCAATTCCACGCCCGGTAAGGGTGGTTGACTGACCAATGCGATTGTCAAAGAAACGACAGCCCATGTTGAGAATAGCACCATACAGGCTGTTAAGATTAATCTTTTTAACAAGTTGGCGTTTATCCCAGTATTCTTCTTCAATTTTATTCTCCGCTTTGATAGCATCTTTTAGTTTGGCCTGCATTTCTTTACGTTCAGCATACCAGCGTTTTAGTAGTCCGGGAATAATACCTTCAAACTCGTGTGTAAAGATTGTACCGTTAGCACTTAGCATCCAGGGCTTGTTGCTTTCGTAGATTAACTCGTAGATCTCTGCGCCACTCATAACGCTAACTTCTCCGTTTTCCCACTCTACTGTGATATCATTGGCACGATCTCGATTCATAACAAACTCATACTCATTGGCACCAAACTTACCTTCCCAAGCCGCCGCAAATGAATTACCTTTGGCAATTTTTGCATCAATTTCTGCTTGTGTGTAATCTTGACGCAACTGTCCGATAATAGTTTCCGGGCCCATGTTCAGCGCACGAATCACACTCGGATACAAACTGTTAATATCCATTGATCCGATGTAGTCATGTAGACCTTTTTTAGGATACGCAACATACGCACCAGCGGCCTGATTAACTGCGTTTTCATCTCGTTTGGGTCGACTTGGGACAATTAGTCCTCTGTGATGAGCTTCGTTTACAATGGCCTGTTCAGTTACTGCTACCGCACCCATTGTGGTTTGTAGCAACACTGTACATTCATGTGCAACTGTGTTAGCAAGATCGATAAACTTTAATTTCTTATCCAATTTATCCAACAAGGCAGTATCTTGTCTGTTGTATTCGATAAACTTACGGAAGTCGTTGTTGTAAAGTTGATCCAGTGTACCTTCGTACACCGTTTTGCTTTCTCCTACTTCCATTTCTCCAATAGCATCCAGTCTGTAAGTGTGACGTTCTTCGTATGTGTACTTGCGGTACAACTCGAGACTGTCCAAATGAACACGACCAACCAGGTCATAAGTAATAGCCGTTTTTCCATATTTTTCGTACTCGCGCTTCTTGGGCATTTGACCCCATAGACATAGTCTGCGTGTGTCTTCTTTGCTTAGAACTTTAGTGATACGGTTAACTGTGTAAGGCATATCAAATCCTTCACTATTCCAACCGCTTAGGATATCTGCATCTTCGATTAGGTTAAGAAACGTGTCCAACATGTCTGCTTCATTGTCGAACAAAATTGTATTAGGAAAGTCTTTGACCTGTTCTTGTGCCTGCTCCATGGTAAGAGTTTTTGGTGGCATCGCCAAACATACCAAGGTATTCATCCATTGCAGGTGAACAGCAATCGCAGTAATTGGCATGAAAGCATCTTCTGGCGAAGCATAGCCACGTTCTGGATCAAAGTCCACCTCGATATCCCAGAACGCTACATTTAGTTTTGGAGCATCTTTGCCTAGATAGTTTTCTTCCAAGCAACGGAATACCGGATTAATATCGCTTTCAAATAAACGATGTCCACTATGTATGCGTTGTTCTTTTGTGAATTCTTTAAAGCTCTTAGCAGTTACTTTGCTAAGGTTATCTCCAAAGATTGATTTGAATTTGCCTCTTTGATCTGGATAATAAAACAGATACTTGGCAGGGAACTCTTGATAAATCCTTCCCTTTTTAGGATCTCGTTCAATGACATAGATAATGTCCTTCTCACGATCCCATCGTGCGTCTACATAACTCATATTTTTCTCCTACCGTTTATGGCCGGCAACCTTCACTGTGCGATTTATGGCTCGCAGAACCGTTCTCAATAGTATTTAACTCAACATACGTATCAATCCAACAGAATCGATACTTACTAACAATATATAGTTAGCCAACATGCCAAAAGATTTCCTAGTCCAACTAGCCCAAGCATACATGGCACAACCAGCAATCCAAATAGGATAAAGAGCCAAAAGCGGTGGATTGGGGACTGTACTTGCCATAGTAATACTACATCCAATGCTAATAGCCCATGCAAGAAGCTCAATAACAAAACGAACTCGGTTAGACTTAAAGTCATCTCGTATCCAATCGACTGTGGGTTTAAATAAATCTATAATCATTAGTCTTCACGGCGGTGAGAATGTCCACTAATATCGACAATAGTTTCGAGATCGTCAAACTCTCTCCAAACGCTATCCCATTGATCTTTTTGTGCAATTTTAATTGCTTTTTTGATCACACTAGGTTTTACTTCCAATTCTTCGGCTACTGCTTTAATAGTTTCGTTAAGGCCCTCGGTAAGGTCTTGAATTTCCTGCATAACGGTCATGCCCTCTGCTACGATTTGTTTGATTTTGGCCTGTTCCGGCGCACCAAATGCTTTGCCCATAGATATCTCCTGTGAATGTTTATTATACAGCCCCGGGGTGTTATTGTCAACTACTTTATGCCAATTTTCATTATTCTGGTATAATCAGTTTCAGGGTCTTTTAGATGTCGTTGTCCTGAATACAATGTTTTGGAAAGTTTGTATTCATCTAATGTGCTGTCTCTAGTCTGTAAAGCCACAAGTGTACCGGCAGGGATATTATCAAACCATCCGGAGTTTTCCATATCATTACAACTAGTGTTAATTACAAGACTCGGTGATGTCGCCTGTCTATAGTCTAATGTGTTGGCATCTTTTACCATTGGTTCGATACGTTTAGCGATTCCTAATCGCTTGGCCAATGCCTGTCCTGTGGCTAATGCTTTACGGTCTATATCAACATTGATTATTTTTTTAAACTCAATGTATTTGTTGATAAGCAATATACTGATATTACCGTACCAACTGCCTAATATATAAATGGTATTGAATTTGTTATGTATTTTTTCTATTTCTTTAATCAGCCATAACTTACTGATTATTAAATCTTCAGTGAAACTACCTCGTAGAGTTTTAGGACTAAATTCATCAACTCTCATTGACTCTCTACTTATTTTTTAAGTCTTGCGTCTCTACGTGCCGCTACAGCCATCTGTGCTTTTTTCTGCGGTGTTTTATTTTTGAATTGGTGATACTTGTTTGGGTTGGCTTTTTGGAAATCTTGTACCCAAACTTCTGGCTCGGCATTTGGATCTAGCTTTTCTGCCAGTGTTGACGCTAATGATTCCATATATGAATCTGCACCTTCCGCTACACCCTGATCAGTGACTGGTTTAGGTGCCAGTGCCTTTTGTCCTATACCAGCCGGTAACGGATTATCGCAAACAGGACATTCTCCATCACTACCAAAAGACAATTTAGGACTTGCTGTATGGCAATACGGGCATTTAATTTTGGTACGGTCGTCAGATACATTTCCTTGTGCCTTATTATATTCTGCAGGGATACCACCTGGTTGTCCTAAAAAGTTGCCTTCCGCCACACCTTGCTCTTTCTTTTTAGCATCTGCGGCCGCTTGCCTTTCTTGTTTTTTACGCAATAGGGATGCATGATATGCCGCAGAACGATGTGGATATGTGGGTGGTTCGTAGCC